ATGGAAGTCTCAACACAAATTTTATCAAACATCACGGTTCACATGAAGTACGCCCGCTTCTTAGAACGCAAGAACCGGCGCGAATTATACAAAGAGTTGGTGGATCGAAACAAGAAGATGCACCTCAAAAAATATCCCAAGCTAAAATCTGAGATTGAGAGTGCATACAAATATGTGTACGACAAGCAGGTTTTGCCTTCTATGCGCTCGATGCAGTTTGGGGGTAAGCCGATTGAGGTGGCACCAAATCGTATTTTTAATTGTGCCTATCTGCCTATCGACGATGCACGCAGTTTTGGCGAGATTATGTTTTTGCTCTTGGGAGGCACAGGTGTCGGGTATTCGGTGCAAAGGCATCACGTCGAGAAGCTGCCAGAAATCCTAAAGCCCAGCGGCAAGCGAACTTATCGCTATCTGGTTGGAGACTCTATTGAGGGGTGGGCTGATGCCGTTAAGGCTCTTGTCATGTCTTATTTCCGTGGCACTTCTAAGCTGCGTTTCGACTTCTCAGATATTCGCCCCAAGGGGGCAAGATTAGTAACTTCTGGCGGCAAAGCGCCCGGTCCACAGCCCCTCAAAGAATGTCTTTTGAAACTGGAGGGGATGCTGGAGGCTAAGGAGAATGGCGACAAACTGAGCCCCCTAGAAGTTCATGACATGGTGTGCTACATCGCAGATGCAGTCCTCGCAGGAGGCATCCGACGCGCCGCGCTCATCTCCCTTTTCTCGGCTGAAGATGACGAGATGATTGGCTGTAAGGCTGGGGCTTGGTGGGAAAAGAATCCGCAACGTGGTCGCGCAAACAACTCCATCGTACTGATGCGCCACATGATTACCAAGGAGTTCTTTTCGGACCTGTGGGAGCGTGTTCGTGCAAGTGGAGCGGGAGAACCCGGCTTTTACTTCACTTACGACAAAGACTGGGGAACCAACCCCTGTTGTGAGATTGCACTGCGCCCTTACCAGTTCTGTAATTTGACCGAGGTCAATGTTTCCGACATAACCTCCCAAGAGGAGTATGAAGAGAGAGTGAGAGCAGCAGCCTTTATCGGGACACTTCAGGCGTCTTACACAGACTTTCACTATCTGCGTCCAGTGTGGCAGCGCACAACCGAGAGAGATGCTCTCATCGGCGTATCCATGACAGGGATCGCTTCAGGTGCAGTTCTTGAATTTGACATGAAGGCGGCTGCAAAAGTGGTCAAAGAAGAAAACATTAGGGTGGCTGAGTTGCTTGGCATCAATCCTGCTGCACGAACCACATGTGTTAAGCCAGCAGGCACGACCTCGCTCACTTTGGGCACATCGTCAGGTATCCACGCATGGCACGCACCCTATTATATCCGTCGCATTCGGGTCGGAAAGAACGAGGCAATTTATAACTATTTAGCGGAGAGCCATCCCGAGTTGGTGGAAGATGAATATTTCCGCCCTCATGATACCGCAGTTATCTCGGTGCCTCAGAAAGCCCCCGAGGGTGCAATTTTGCGCTCTGAGTCGGCGCTGGATCTTCTTGAAAGAGTCAAGAAGGTTAGCACCCAATGGGTAAAGAATGGTCACCGCAAGGGGCAGAACACGCACAACGTCAGCGCGACCATCACCATCAAGGAAGATGAGTGGGATTCTGTTGGCGAGTGGATGTGGGAAAATAAAGCCTGCTACAACGGTCTTTCTGTTCTTCCTCATGATGGAGGAACCTACGTTCAAGCACCGTTTGAGGAGTGCGACGAGTTGACCTACCAGCGAATGATGAAGAGCTTGGAGATGGTCAATCTCGAAAACGTAAGCGAGTCTCAAGACAACACCGACCTACAGGGCGAGTTGGCGTGTGCTGGCGGGGCATGTGAAATAAACCTTTAAAGTTTCTTGACATCTTATTGACACTCAGTTATACTAAGGTTGAGAGGTGGACTATGAACTTTAATCACTTGATTCCCAAGCATGAAATGATGCGAGAATGCGCCAGAGGCATACACTCTTATTATCCGAGTGGGCACATAGAAGCCATGATTGGAGGATCTATTGCAGTCAGGTTTCGATGTAAGAAATGTGGAGAGGCAGTAACTTCGTTCTTGATGGCAGAAGAATATGGGATTCACAGAAACGTGATCGAGAACTATATTGAATCAAAAGGAGTGTGAACTATGGTAGAAGTTGAAGGGCGTAATAGATACTTGGTTGTGGAGATTATGGAAGACGCAGAGAAAGAGGAGGGCAGTTCTTTGGTTCTCCTTCCCGACGAATACCAGCAGCCTCAAGGGGCATATGCAATTGGGAAAATCAAGAAGGGTGCTACATGGAACAATCACGAATGGCAAGAAGGAGAGATTATAGCTTTTCCACGCTCAGTCGTTCAAGAAGTCACCTTTAGAGGCGAAACTATCTACTTAGTACAAGAGAACTATATTATATGTACTCTAGGAGATAAGTAATCTATGACTATGGACAGAAAGATTCGAAAGTATATTCGTGAGGTGAAGGCATCCAAATACATGAACCTTCTTAGTGAATCGGGGTACGCAAGAGTGCGCCAAATGATGATGGGGTTTGTCCCATCAATTGATACATTGGGCATTTTAACTGCACATAACCCCGGCGGGGAGCGTGCGAGTGCAGAGGAAAACAATAAGATGAATGCCCAGTTATTGGCAGACTTAATCGCTGCTAACTACGGTGTTATCCCCATTAAGGGATCCTATGGTGGACCAGAAAATTCTTTTTTGGTTCCGAACATGACACGCCAAGACGTAGCCGACTTGGGGATTAAATATGGACAGGAAGCTGTTATCTGGGGGCGCAAAATTGCCCAAGAGGGAGGCGAGCCCTACTTTACTTTTGAATACATCGAGGGCGACGATACAATTCAGACGCGAGATGTAAGCCTTGGAGGACCGGAGATACAGGCTAAAAAAGATTATTATTCTCAAAAGAAGGGTAGAAAGTTTTATATTCCCTTCTTTGATGACGCCTATGAGGGCGCCATGCCAGCCAACGATGGACGCTCTATCAGTCTGCGGGAAGATGAGCTTCCTAGCAATTCGAAGGTAGAAGGTCTTGTTCGCAAAATTAACAGCCATGTGAAGCTTTCCCTTGAGGAGAAGAGAACTCCCAAGTCTCGATGGCATCATCGTGGGCTTGTTAAGGAGTATCGTAAGCGACTTGACGAGGTGCTTGTTGAAATCGATTAAACTTTACGGAGACGACATTGGGAGAGTTGACTATGTGGGACATTTGGGTAGTGATCTTACTATTGTCAACAGCGCTCGTGTTAGCTTTGGACGACACAAGGAGTCGCTAGATGAGAAAGACGAAAGGCTTATTAATTATCTGGTCGAACATCGGCATACGAGCACGTTTGAGCATAATGTTATCACTTTTCGGTTTGTTGTGCCTCTCTATGTACGAAGCCAACATCACAGACACAGGACTTGGAGCTATAATGAAATCTCTCGCAGGTACACTGACGTAAACATTCAGTTTTATGAGCCTGAAGAATTTCGCACACAGCACAAATCAAATCGGCAAGCCAGCAATACTGAGGACTTAGTTGATCCAGTTGTGTATGCGTATGAAGATGGGGGGAGACTACGCGCCTCGTCGCTGCTAAAGAGGCACCATGAGCGATCTATGCAACTTTATGATGACCTCTTATCTTCGGGCGTTTGCCGAGAGCAAGCAAGAGGAGTGCTTCCGCAAAACATGTACACAGAGTATTACGGTACAGTCAACCTCAACAACCTCTTGAAGTTCGTCGATCTTCGTATGCACGAAGGCGCACAGTGGGAGATCCAGAGGGTTGCGGAGGCTTGCTTGGAGATTGCAGAGGAACTATTCCCCGTTGCAGTGGGATCTTATAGGAGAGCGAAGAATGAAGAAGTTTAGAATCTTTTCGGCAAATTATTGCTCTTATTGTAAGCAGGCAATTATGACCCTTACCTACAAGGGGGCGCATTATGAGGTGTTTGATGTCTCTCACAATGATGTGGCTCGGATGCTGTTAGCGGAGCGTACAGGCAAAAACACAGTTCCCCAGATATTTTTTGGGAACAAATATATCGGAGGTTGTTCCGATTTATTGGCTATGGATGAAAGTGGAGAATTAGATATTCTCATTAAAGGAGAGGAAGATGGCAAAGTCCACTAACAGTTGGAAGCCAAAGGGTGCCAACAGAAAAAAGACTTCAATCGGAAATGGTAAAAATACCAGACACAAGAGTCTTAACTCAAACAACACAATCCCAAAGGGATATAAGAAGAAATATAGAGGACAAGGAAGATGATTAAACTTTTGAACGAGAACAATTTTAAAAACACTGTGTCTCAGGGCATCACTGTGGTCGATTTCTACGCTGATTGGTGTGGACCCTGCAAAGCGTTGACGCCTATTTTGGAGAAAGTTTCTCAAAAGGTCGAGGCTCAGATTTGTAAAGTTAATGTTGACGAAAGTCGTGAACTTGCATTACAGTACGGCGTGAGAGGAATTCCATTCTTGATCGTAATGAAGGATGGCAAGATGGTTGAGCAATCTGTCGGGCTTAAGGATGAGAATACGATTCTTGAAATGATCAGTCGCCATGAGAACACGCAAGTATAAGTTGCACCCGTGATCTCTCATCGAAAGAAGTTTATTTTTATCCATAAGCCACGCACTGGGGGTATTCATTTGTCTAAGTTTTTGGCACCCTGTTGTGAGGAGCAGTTTAGCCCATATGACCCAAGCAGTAGCGATTTTCATGCCCCTCTCCGCAAATATGTAGAGTATTATGGAGAGGAGGTTCTAGAATACAAGATATTTACGATCATTCGTAATCCGTGGGATCGTATTTTGTCTCAGTATTTTTTTCTGAATAAGGCAAGCGGGGTCGATGGATTTGAGAAAAAAGATTTTAAAGAAATGCTTTACAAACCCCGACTCCACGGGATGGTTCCGCATAGTATTCTTTCTGCTTTTTTAAAAAGGCAGATCCCCTCACCAAGAGGCGCCGGAGAAGGGACCCAACATGATTTCCCCCCTCCTCACTGGGATTTGCGGATAGACCCTCATTTATCTGGGCTTGCACCTCAGTGCCTGACTTTTGGTGACTGGTACGCACACAGCTTTTATAGAAATTGGATCCCCCTGAGATTTGAAAACTATGCAGAGGAAGTCACCCACCTATTCCAATGGTTGGGCATAAAACACAATATTGACGAAGTGAGGAAAAAAACAAATGCAACCTCCCACGATCATTATTCTCATTATTATGATCGTGATGATGTGGAAAAGGTTATGATATCATGTGGGGCAGATATCGCATTCTTCGGATATGAGTTCGAGGACCGGGGGCGCCTCTTCGATGCAGCAAATCCACCGAGGGCGATGTGATAGTAGGCGCCACCTTATCTGCGCTCTTGTACGCTTACTACACAGGTGCGCCACTGGTCCATATCGAGCCAAAAATGCCTTTTAGGTTTGACCACTTTGATGCCTACTTTGACTTGGACAAAATCATCGAGCAGGGTGAGCCAAAAGAATTTGTAACTTTGGATCGTAAAAAACTTCTTGGGCTTCCTAAACGAGATTTGTGGGAAAGATTGTTTTTCATGCTCTCGATCTCTGGACAGATATTATTTGCCGATAAAGTAAAGTCTATCAGGATAGATGAGAAGTTGGGGATAGTTACTAGGAAGACGTTTGAGTTAGATTTTGACAAAGTGAGGATTTTTGATGACACCAAAATACAGGGAATACCGAAAAAGGCTGACGGAGAGGAGGGATCGTATGCTGTATACGATTGGATTAATGTGCATTCTGGTGCCACTCACGATCTACATTACATTGATGATATTGCTGGGTCTGTTATAGAGGAGATTATTTTTTATCCCTCGGACAGAATCGATGGCAACCATAACAAGAAGGATATTGTTTGCGTCTCCAAGATGACAGAAGATCAGCTAAATGACTATCGCTTTTCCGATACTTATGTGCGCTTCAAGGTCGAGAAACTCATGAAGGAGGCTGGGATCAGGGGGACGAGAAACGGCAGAGATCAACTCAATCCAGAGAAATATAAATACTATGCTCTCAAGCTCGAATCCGCTGAGAGGCAATTTGAAAGAATAGGGTTCAGCCATACGAGCGACAACGACAAGGTTGTTCTCGACCCGCGCACGCCCGAAGAGATTATCAGGCACTTTCGCGGAACAAAGCCCACGGGCTACTTGGGGAAAATTACAGAATGTCTGCAAAGTCGTATTTCCATTTAGCTGGTGTCATTCCCGTCGCAGGGCAGTTGCTGGACTTCCAGATGGAGTGGGCAGACTGCATGATGCCGCTTGCACCCAACTACACAGCAGTGGAGAGGTCTGTGATGGAGTGCGCTTATGCTGGATGCGAAACGATATGGATTGTCGCCAATGATGACATGGCTCCTCTTTTGCGTCACCGAGTGGGCGAGTTTGTCCAAGACCCTGTGATGTTCGGGAGCCAAGAGGGTCGCAACTCCTCCCTGTCACAGAAGAGAATCCCCATCTTCTATGTGCCCCTCAACATCAAAGACCACGGCAAGCGAGACTGCCTGTCTTGGTCAGTTGTTCATGGTTCGCTCACTGCGTTTCGCATTGGGTCCAACCTTTCCAAGTGGATGGCTCCTGACCGCTATTATGTGTCGTTTCCTTTTGGGGCTTACAGCCCAGAGGTGGTGCGTGCTCATCGCAAGGTCATCTCTAGTAAAACTCCGTTTGCGTTGTCCCACGAAGAGATGACGGTAGCTGACGGAAAGTATTTGGGTTTTACTTTTGGCAAAGAAGACTTCCTTGAGTTCCGTCGAGAAATTAGAAAAGGCACAGGGATGTACAGTGCAGAGAACTTGAAGGACGGCAAATATCCCACGACCAAACTGCCCGTGGAAAAAAGATACTCTGCGAGGTATTTTGACCTTGCAAAAGTTTTCAAACATGTTATATTAGGAGAGATAAAAGAAGTTCCGTGGTATTACGCCATAGACAACTGGGAAGGTTATTGTAACTTTCTTGGATCGCCTGATCGCCTAAAGATTGAGCGTCCACCAGACTATTTATTGAACTACAGAGAATGGAATCTCATGGGGGTAGACGATGATGAATGATGAACAAATACCGTTTGTTGGCTTGCACGCACATAGCGTTGCAGGTTCTATTTTTGATGCAATTGGTTATCCACAGCAGCATATGGACTATGCCTATGCGAATGGGTCTAAGGCTTTGGCTCTGACTGACCACGGCAATATGAACGGGCTTGCTCATCAGGTCTTGCACGCCAAGAAGATGCAGGCTGAGGGAAAAGAATTTAAACCTATCTTTGGGATCGAGGCGTACTTTATTCCCTCGACCAAAGAATGGAGAGAGGAGTATGACCGCGTGAAAGCGGAGCAGAAACTCAAGAAGAAGGCGGCGTCTGGGGCTACAGTGGAGGACGAGGAAGCCTCCAAGAAAGCGGTAAAGAATATGCTCAACCGTCGTCGTCATCTTATCTTGCTCGATCAGAATCAGACTGGTCTGAACAATCTGTTTAAGATTGTCTCTGAGAGCTACACCGACGATAATTATTATCGTTACCCTCGCGTGGATTATGATTTGCTTTCGCGCTATTCCGAAGGTGTGATGGCTGCATCTGCTTGTTTGGGTGGCGTTTATGCTGGCTGTATGTGGGAGAGTGGCATCTACAACGAGGAAGGCGAGAGAACTGGTACAGACAAAGAGGCGGCATTAGAAGCCATGAGGGAGGCTACTCGCCGCATGGTGGAGATTTTTGACGATAGGTGGTACGGAGAGCTACAATGGAACAACATCCCCGAGCAGCACGAACTCAACCAATACATTATCCAGATGCATAAAGAGTTCGGTATCAAGCTGATCTCTACGGCTGATAGCCACTATCCCGGTCCCGACGCTTGGAAGGACAGGGAACTTTATAAGAGGCTTGGATGGCTTGGAAAGCGACCTGAATATCTTTCAGAGGAGCTTCCAGAACCTGAAGACCTGAAGTGCGAACTCTATCCGAAGAATGGCGAGCAGATGTGGGAGTCGTATCATCGGTACAGCAAATTGCAAGGGGTTGAATACGATGATGACCTTGTGATGGATTCGCTGACAGAGACTTACAAGATTGCGTTTGAACGCATCGAAGACTTCATGCCAGACAACGAGGTGCGCCTTCCCGACTTTGTGGTCCCCGAGGGGGCTACAGCAACACAGGCTTTGGCACGCCTTAGCATTGATGCGCTTCGCACACTGGGCTTACACACCAATGATGAATACATCGAGAGGCTCAAGAGCGAACTCTACACGATTGATGACCGAGGGTTCTCAAAATACTTTCTAACCATGAAGGCAATCGTGGACCGAGCCAACAAGCTGATGTTGACAGGACCGGGACGTGGTTCAGCCGCTGGTTCACTGGTGGCGTATGTGCTTGGTATTACTCAGATTGATCCTCTGAAGTACGGACTTCAGTTCGCAAGGTTCCTCCGAGCAGACGCAACCGACTACCCTGACATCGATTACGATGTAGCTGAGCCTATGAAACTGAAGGAGGCTTTGATTGAGGAGTGGGGAGACGATACAGTCGTGCCCATCTCTAACTGGAACACATTGCAGCTTCGCAGTCTCATCAAAGACATTTCTAAGTTTTACAACATTCCTTTCATGGAAGTCAATAAGGTCACCGGAGCTATGATTAGTGAGGCAACTGGACCTGCTAAGAAGGCTCACGGGATTAAGGCTGGGATGTATATCCCCACATTCGAAGAGGTGATGGAGTACAGCCCGAGCTTGAATGGCTTCTTGCAGAAGTATCCTCACGTCAAGACTCACGTTGAGGCTCTGCATGGTCAGGTGCGTTCATGTTCGCGTCATGCAGGGGGAGTGGTGATTGCTGAGAACCTTGACCAGTACATGCCCCTCATCAACAGTGGCGGTGTTCGGCAGACTCCGTGGAGCGAGGGACAGAACGTCAGGCACTTGGAGCCAATGGGCTTCATTAAGTTTGACCTGTTGGGACTCTCGACACTTCGAATGATTGAGGGGGCTGTCCGTCATATTTTGCGTAGGCAGGGGAACGAAGACCCCTCGTTCGAAGAGGTGAGAAAGTTCTATGACGAGAACCTGCACCCCGACAAGATCGACCTGACAGACCAGAATGTCTATGAGAACATCTTTCAGAAAGGTAAGTGGGCTGGTGTATTCCAGTTCACAGAGGATGGGGCGCAGAACTTGTGCATGGTCGCAAAGCCAACCAGCATCATTGATATTGCTGCTGTTACGAGCATCTTCCGACCGGGACCGCTGTCGGCTAAGGTGGACAGGGATTATGTCGAGGCGAAGGAAAACCCGCAATACATCCGGTATCCCAACGAAGACTACCGCGAGGTCACAGAAGAGACATACGGATTTCTAATTTTTCAGGAGCAGATTTCTGCACTGGCTCACCGTCTTGGCAAAGATTTATCTTTGGACGAGGGCAACATGCTTCGTAAGGTGCTGACGAAGAAGGGCACCGGAAAGACTGCCAAGGTCAAGAAGGCTCTATACACCAAGTTTGTGGATGGGTGCGTTGAGAAGGGGATGACCGCACGACAAGCTAACGCATTGTGGGAGAAGTTTGAATTCTTCTCTGGCTATGGTTTCAACAAGTCTCATGCAATCTCATACTCGATGATTTCATTCCAATGTGCGTGGCTTCTAAATTATTATCCTGAGTGCTGGATGGCAGCGTTCTTGGACAAGGAGCCAGAGACTCGCAAAGCGAAAGCTATCACGATTGCCAAGAAGTATGGCTTTGAGATTGCCAAGTTGAATGTGAATACATCTGGAAAGGTCTGGGAGATTTCAGACGACGGAAAGACGCTTATCCAGCCGTTGACCGCTATCAAGGGATTGGGAGAGGCGGCAATTAAGCAGGTGCTCGACAACCGACCATTTGTAAATATAGAAGAGTTCTTGTTCAACGAGAACATTGTCTATTCCAAGTTGAACAAAAGGGCTCTCGATGTACTTGTGCGGAGTGGTGCGCTTGATCCCCTCAAGGACGAGAGGTTTACGGGAGGCAAGCACTTCTGGTCAGCCGTTGCGGTGGATCGCCCACGCAAGCTGAAAAACCTTGAAGAGAACATCAAGACTTATTCTCCAGAGGGAGAATTCAGCGAAGAAGACGAGATTCAGTTTATCATTGACTTGACTGGAGAATTTCCCTTGGAGCGAGTGATGAACGAGGACATCCGAGGACGACTGGATAAGATGTGTGTTCCGCCTATCAGCATGTTTGATCCCGATTTGATGGTGACGTGGTTTATCCCACGCAAGTGTATTTCCAAGAAGACGCGCACTGGCAAAGACTATTGGATCTTGGAAGTCACAGACGAAAACAACGCCGCTACCAGTATTCGTTGTTGGGGAATTGACCCAAACAAAGATAATATAGCTCTTAACCGCCCTTACATGGCACGTTTAGACTACAGTGATCAGTGGGGCTTTAGCACACGATCTCTTCGGAGCAATTTTAGAGTGCTTGGATGAAAACTTTAGACTTGCACAAAGTGGAAAGATATGATATATTGTTCAGAGTGGAAAAATTTTTGACAGACAATTTTGACAATCTGCCGGTTAAAATCATTACAGGACATTCTCGATACAACATCGACACCGTTAAGGAGATGTCATCGAAGCATGGACTAAGTGCCCACAAAGAACGATGGGTTAATGGTGGAGCGTGGATAGTGTGTACTGATGGGAGGAGTGTATGAACATATTTGCGATTGAGGGAGAGGGCAACAACATTGATTGGGTTGCCTCCGCACAGTCTCAGGACAATTATCGAGTGGTCAAGATGATCTTGGAATCATGCCAGATTCTTTCAACAGTCTTGAACGAACAAGGGGTGAAGGCACCCTATCGATCTTTCAACCCCAAGCATCCATCTTGCTTGTGGGCGGCTGAAAGTGCCGATAACTTTGAAAAACTTATGTTGCACTGCGATGCCATGCTTGACGAATACACGCGCAGGTTTGGCAAGATTCATAAGTGTCGAGGAGTTCTGACTCAGATACGGGGGCTTTACGAGCCATCTCGTTTTCCTCGTTCCGAGCCTACCCCTCTAAGAATGGCTATGCCAGACTACTTTAGGGGTCCGAGCATTGTGGAGTCTTATCGTAAATTTTATGCGTCCAAGCCGCGTGTTCGCTATCCCAAGGACTGCATACCTGCGTGGTTCGATGAGTATCGCGGCGACAAACCCTATGAGGTGATTTATGAGTGAGATGCCGTGTAAGATAGGCTTTACATGCGGGAGCTTCGATTTGCTCCACGCAGGACATATTCTAATGCTTGAGGAGGCTAAGAGACAATGTGACCACTTGATTGTGGGATTACAGTCCGACCCCTCGATTGACCGCCCAGATAAAAACAAACCCATTCAAAGTGTGGAGGAGAGAAAGATTGTTCTCCGAGGCATTAAGTGGGTTGATGAAGTCCGAGTGTACGACACGGAAGAGGACTTGTATGAGATGCTCATTCTTATCAGTCCCGAAGTTCGAGTCTTAGGTGCTGACTGGAAGGGCAAGGAGTACACTGGGCACGAGCTTGGGATGAATGTGTATTTTAATTCGCGTGGTCACTCATGGTCAACGCGAGAGTTACGAAAACGAGTTTACAACGCTGAAAGGAGCAAAGATGATTTTCGATAATAACGAAGTAGCAGTCGTGGAGACAATCCGTGACGAAACTGTGGAAAAGATGATTGAGTACATCCGATCCATGAAAACAATTGAAGACGCGATGGAACCTTACAAGGAACAGAAGCGTGAACTTCGCGAGGAGTTCAAAGAACAAGGCTGGCTCAGCAAGGATGAGATCAGTATGGCTGTTAAAGCCTATCGTATGATGAAGAATGATGTGGACATTGACCAATTTGTAAATGTCTTCAACTCGATTAAGGGAGCGAAATAAAATGATGATCGAATATGCTCGCGTGCGGGACAATGCAAGACCTCCCGTGCGCTCTAATCCGAGCGATGCTGGTCTTGACGTTTTCTATAGTCCCGAGGACGCCTCTGTCACAGCATTGACAATTGCGCCGGGGGAAAGTAAGATTGTGCCCACAGGCTTGCGTTTTGGAGTTCCTCACGGATACATGCTGCAAGTGATGAATAGGTCGGGGGTTGCTGCCAAGCGATCACTGGTTGTTGGGGCGCATGTGGTTGACTCTGGTTACGACGGAGAAGTATTTGTAAATCTCCACAACATCGGAACGGAACCTCAAGTGGTCGAAGCCTTCGCCAAGATCGCTCAGGTTGTGATGATTCCTGTGGTCCCGTTTCGTGCGCTGGAGTCGCAAGGCAAGGACTTATACAACTGGTATCCAATTACCATTAGTGACCGAGGCGACGGAGCACTTGGTTCAACAGGAGATTAAAAATGAATAGGGAACAACGCAGAAAGGCAGAACGAAGCGGGAGTCCAGAAGAGAGGGAGATGGCAAGCAAGGTCGCCTTGTTCGGCAAGATGCCCGATGAGTGCTTGACTTGTCAGACTCCCTTCGATAAAAAGGACAAGGAGATGGTCATGACATGGAATGTCGTGGTCCACGGTCCCGAAGAGGTGGTTCGTCTGTATTGTCCTGAGTGTTGGGACAAGGCGGTCAAGATCACACAAGAGTTCCAGAAGCATCTGGAAGAAAAATACGGGAGTGCAGAAGAATGATTAAAGCAGAATACATTTGGATTGATGGGACAGATCCAACCCCTCGATTGCGTAGCAAGACAAGGATTTTAGAAAGTGGAGATTCTCTCCCCGCACTTCTTGATAGCCTACCCCAGTGGAGCTTTGATGGCTCTTCCACCAACCAAGCAGAAGGTTCAGATTCAGACTGCTTGCTCAACCCTGTGTGGGCGTGCCATGACCCGCTAAGAGGTGGGCGCAATATCTTGGTGCTGTGCGATGTGTACGTTCCCGGTGGACTTCCGCACTCATCAAATAAGAGATATGATTGTGAGAACACCAGTGACGAGTATGAGAAAGAAGAGTGCTGGTTCGGTCTTGAGCAGGAATACACATTTATGAGCAACGGACGACCTTTGGGCTTTCCTCGCGACGGCTATCCAGATCCGCAGGGACCATATTACTGTAGTGTGGGCGCCTCTAATGCTCATGGTCGCCAGATTGTAGAAGAGCATCTAGACTTGTGCCTTCAGGCAGGCTTGAAGATTAGCGGCATCAATGCCGAAGTAATGCCCGGTCAATGGGAGTTTCAGGTTGGTCCTCTTGGACCGCTAATGGTGTCGGACCAGTTGTGGGTGGCTCGCTATTTGCTTGAGAGGGTGGCAGAGAAGTACGGAGTCACTGTTTCGTGGGAAGGCAAGCCAGTGAAGGGTGACTGGAACGGCGCGGGGTGTCACACGAATTTCAGCACCCTTGCTATGCGTACACAAGAGGGTCTGTATGAGAAAGCAGCCGAGGCATTACGAGGAAGCGCCCAAATGCACATTTCTAACTATGGTCACGGAATTGAGGAGCGCCTGACGGGGCTGCATGAAACGTGCTCTCATGAAGACTTCCGATGGGGAGTCTCGGATCGAGGAGCGTCGGTGCGTATCCCATATCAAGTTGCACGCGAAGGCGTGGGGTATATTGAGGATAGGCGACCCAATGCTAACTGCGATCCTTACTTGGTGACGGCGTTGATAACACACACGATTTGTAAAGAATTACGAGGAGAATAATATGGCGAATTGGAAGATGAGCGAGGCGCTGAGTTTTGATGACGTGCTTCTGGAACCTCGCTATAGCGAGATCAAGAGTCGCAGAGAGACAAATTTAGCGGTCAAGATGGGCAACAAAATGATGCTCAAGATGCCCGTCGTGACATCACCGATGGATACGGTAGTGGGCGTAGATATGGCTGTTGCCGTGGCTAAAGCTGGTGGTCTTCCTATCTTCCACCGATACAATACCATTGAAGAGCAGGCTGAGATGCTTGCCGAAACAAAGCGAAGAACAGACGGGGTTCCCGTAATTGGCGCAGCAGTGGGAATCACAGGGGATTATCTTGAGAGAGTGAAAGCCCTCAACCAGTATCAAGTGGATGTTGTTTGTTTGGATGTTGCTCACGGTCATCATACACTGATGGAGCGAGCCATCAAATCCATCAGGGATAAGTGGGGCGACCACGTTCACATCATGGCTGGCAACGTGGCAACGCTGGAGGGCTTCAATGATCTTGCAGATTGGGGTGCTGATTCTATTCGTTGTGGTATTGGTGGCGGCTCTATCTGCTCCACACGCATCCAGACAGGTCATGGCGTACCAACATTTCAAACGGTCTTGGACGTGGCTCAGACAGATAGGAGAGCGTTAATCATCGCAGATGGTGGCATCAAGAACAGCGGCGACATTGTAAAGTCTCTGGCGGCAGGGGCAGACCTTGTGATGGTGGGCAGCTTGTTGGCTGGAACAGATCAGACTCCTTCTGAAAAAGTCAAGGTTGATGGCAAAGTTTACAAAGCATACCGAGGAATGGCAAGCAAGGAAGCCCAAGAGGATTGGAGAGGCAAAGTATCTTCCATTGAGGGGGTGGCGTCTATGGTGCCATACAAGGGGAACGTCGAGCACGTCCTAAATGAGCTTGAGGTTGGAATACGAAGCGGCTTGTCCTACAGTGGTGCGCGAAGTATCGGGGAATTACAAGCGCGAGCTATCTTTATAAAGCAGACATCGGCGGGTCAGGTGGAGAGCACTACCCACATCAAGAGGATAGCCTAATGGCAGAGCCGAAATATGGTCGAGAGGGAAAGAAAATAGTTTTCTACGATACAGACAAAAGACATGCTGAATTAAAGATTCGTCTCAAGTACGACCAACTCACACAAGCTGAATTTTTTCGAACCCTCATCAGCGGCTATCTGGCGAAGGATAAAGATATTTTATCTTTTTTGCACAAATATATGGAAGAAGGCGGCAAACAAAGTAAGAGCAACCTAATTAAGAATAGGCAGCTAATAGCTGCGGGAAGGGAAGTTGAGAGCAAATTTGCCTTAAATGAGGATGAAATCGAGAATATTTTCGATATTTTGGAAGAAGAACACCCAGAACTTTAGGCAATTAGCAATTGTCGATACTATTTATAACTGAAACCGCCCAAGTGGTCTTTAGGAGAGAAAAAAACAATGAGTAAATTACTAAAAGAGGCACAGATTCGCCGCTTCATGAAACTGGCTAATATCGACGCCCTCACCGATAATTTTATCGTAGAGGACAAGCCTTATACCGCGAAGAAAGAAGAACCCGGTGAGGACAAACGAAAAGGCGCAGAAAAGCGCGGTGCTGAGGGTACGCTGGCAAAGACTCCCGGTCATGGACGTGTTGATTACGTCAACGAGGAGTCCGAAGAAGAGAGCGAACTCCATGCGACTGAAGATGAGTTGGGTGCAGAAGATCACGAGGCTGATGCAGAGGGCGATGAGATTGCCGATCTGGAAGCAGACCTTGGAGCGGAGGAAGCTATGGGCGGCGATGTTTCCGAAGAAGATGTGGTTGACATTGTGGCTACGATTGCAGACGCGCTTGAGGACAAGTATGGTATCGCCGTTGATGTTGAAAGTGGCGACGATGCAGGACCAGAAGATGTGGCTGTCGATGACATGGAAGCTGAAGTTGATATGGAAGTTGGCGGTGACGAGCTTGATGTGGAAATGGTTGATGATGAAGAAATTGTGGCTGAGGTTTTGAAGAGAGTTACGGCTCGACTCCGCGCAGCGATGAAGGAAAATAAGAAGACTAAGATCACGCGTAAGTAAAAAGATTAAAATATAATTTGCATAAGCCACATGAGGGTGTTATAATCTTCATGTGGCTTTTCATTTGAGGGATTATGACTTACATCACCTATTTTTTATTTTTCTTGCTGGGCGTTACGTTTACTAAGGCGTTTGCATTTCTCACCAACATTGGGCTATCGATGCTTATTCTCAAGGGTGCGGAAATAACTGCGCTTAAAATTGTGGCTGGGGTCGCAGAGGATATGGCTTTTATGCGAGAGCTAAAGTATGTCACTCTGGTTAAGTCTGGGGCGAACGAGGAGTCACTCGCGATGGTTAAGGTAATCGACGACCAGACTTTGAAAAATTGGCAGGAGTCTGTGATAAAAAAGATAATTCAGGCATACCCTAATAGTTATAGAGATCAGGTAGCATACGGGACATGGGAGGAAGCGTTGCGCTACCTCGATACATTGTCCAAGAAAAAAAGAACTTGACTTTTAGCTCAGAGGGGTTATACTATTATGAAACAACAGGGGGAAGACGTGAAAGCATATGTATGGAAGCAGTTTCGTGGAGGGAATACTTATTCTCTTCAAGTTGAATCATCAAAGAATGGCGTGCGAATCGTCAACAAGATTAACAAGCTCGCCACCGAAAGCGAATGGCAGGCATCTGGAGCAAGCGTGGGAGGCAAAAAAGCCGTCCTTCTATTCGTTCGTGACTTTGAAGACGAGTCGGAGTTGAAGGCGTGGGCAAAGAAGTTTCCCTACGATGTGTTCTATGAGGGAACAAACGGAAAAGAACGACGTATTGGTTAAGGAGAAAGTATGTCAAATACTGAGGTCGCTGAGAAAACTGAAGAAGAAGAGACAGAGGAGAGCGGCAATCCTTTACTTTTGCTTACCGATCTGTTGGGAGATCCTGCCGACAAGGAGCCTCTCCGTAAGATTGGCGTGATTGGAGATATTGCCGAAGAGAACACCAGCGACATAATTTATGGTATGCTGGCTCTTCACGATACACGCTTTAAGGATAAGGCTAAGGATACAGAGAATTCAGACGGCGAAACAGAAAAGGTGTCTCAGCCATTTGAGATGATTATCTCAACTAATGGTGGCGATGCCAGAGAGATGTTCGCCATCTATGATATGATGCGCTTTTTACGCAAAGACTGTGACATTGAGACTATGGGCATTGGAAAGGTCATGTCGGCTGGTGTACCACTATTGGCGGCTGGCACCAAGGGTAAGCGGCGAATTGGAAAGTATTGCAGGGTTATGCTTCATAATGTTTCGGCTGGGACCATTGGCGCTTTGGCACAGATGCAGAACGAAATGAAAGAGGTCGAGAAGATCCAGAAACAGTACATCGAGATCCTCGCAGCCGAAACCAATATGACCGAAAAGCAAATTAAGAGACTAATTAACAAGAACGTCAATGTTTATCTGTCGGCAGAAGAGGCATTGGAATTGGGAATCGTCGATGAAATCATTTGAGCAACTGGTAAAAGAATACTATGAGCCTGCACCCAAGAAGGATGTTAGCTCCCTTTTGTTTGAAATGGTAGAGGGGGAGTTATCCGAAGTATTCGTGCGCGATACTGGCGTAGAACTTCAGAAGGCACTTGATATTGTCGAGAGAGAGGGATACCACTATGACCTGCCTCGCTACAATGTTATAAGAATTCGTTCGCCCGAGCGCGTCAACGTCATGGACAAGATGACACAAATGCTTGCACCATTGGGCTACGAGCATCGCGATGACGGCTCCACTTTAGGAAGGCTTCAGCGGATTGATCGCCAAGAGGGTTCGGTGTATATTCTTTTTAAGCCCCCGTTTGGCGAGAGGGCGGCAGATGTTGGAGCGCACGAGGAAGAGAAATTTGTAAAAATGGCACAAGAAATCGCTGGTAAAGCGATCAGTGCGGAGAGTGCTGGCTCTGGGCATGGTTCGGATTTGACTCTTTCTGGACCTAACGGTGAACTAACTATCGAAGTAAAGACCGGCATCTCTGCCGACTTTGGGCAGTTTCGGCTTCGCTATGATACGGGCGACGGAAGATGGGAGCCTTCTACTACGTCCAAGTTCTTAGAAAACATGAAGGTCTTCATGCCCATCTATGAGAACTACGTTGACGACTATGTGCAAAAGAGTTATGTGATGTCAGAGCCTTACGATGAGAGGTTCCAGATGCGTAATCTCATGAGTGCAGATAGGGAAAACGTGGTAGGGCAAGTCATAACAGGCTTGAAGCGCTCGCCCACCACCGGAGAATTCAAGCGTCAGTTGGAAGCCGAATGGTTTGGGGGCAAGACGGACAAGAAGATAGAGTTCCCATTTGAGATGATTTCTAACTATTACGCCGACAAGGGAGACAGGTTTATTCAGCTTGGCAATTGGGGTCTTTATGCTCTCAACGCTGCCGACGCAAAAGAGTTTGGCATCCCATTGTTTTCGGAGAGCGGTCTTCAGTCACTCGTCCGACTTCGGTTAAAGCCTTCGATGGGCACAAACAGTGCAACTTCGTTTAACGTGGCTATCAAGATTAAGGGGAGGCTGGAGAAAAGCCCTCTCAATTTGCGAAATCGAGAAGACTTAGAGAAAATCATTTCCAAGATTATGTGAGGTATCGTTGAAAGAAGAAGTTTATAACCGCTTCAAGGAATACAGCGGCTCCCATTGTTGGCAATACGAGGTCAAGAAGACTTGGTTTCGACACGACCTAGAGAGCCTCAATATGAGCAGTTCGATGATTGCTGCTTTTCAGCCTCGCGACTTTGATGTCGAATATATCGACAAGAGTGATTCGGAGGGCTGCGAGAAGGTTCGACATTTCATCGAGAAGTATGAATGGCTTGGCAAGATGCCTGCTCGCCCTACCCATCGGTTCTCCGCGATGTTCGGTCCTTACATGGGTGGCGCAGTAGTGATGGCAACCCCGAATACATTTTCTAACTTGCTCGGAAAAGAGAATCGAGACATGGAGAAACTAATTTCCCGTGGTGCCTGTGCAGCGTGGACACCCAAGGGATTGAACTCAAGGCTCGTCATGGGGTCTGTGAGGTGGATGGTAAAGAATACAGACTTCAGAGTCTTCACGGCTTACTCGGACCCCGAAGCAAAAGAGCTTGGGACAATCTATCAGGCTTGCAACTTCTTGTACCTTGGTCAAACATCAGGAACCTCAAAGCAATACTTCGACCCAGCGCACCCAGAGCGAGGTTGGTTCTCTGACCGCAACTTCCGACACAAGTCGAAGTATTATATGTATGCGGATAACATAGGGGTTGGTCGAGAGCAGTTCAAAAAATGGATGAAAAAGTATTCACCAGACTGGACAAAGGTGCCAGAACAGGTTAAGTTAGACATCAAGGCAGAAGAAAAGAGATACAGGCAAAGTTGTTTGGTTAGGGACACTAAGCCAAAGCATAAATATGCTTACATTTTAGGGGCTACGAAGAAAGAGACAAAGCATTTGCGTGGTCTTTTTGCTGAGTTGAACCCGCATTTAACGAACCTACCATATCCAAAAGAAAGAGGTATATAGTGAAGCATTATGATTCGGGAATGGCGTTACGCCAGAAGATTTTGGCTGGCATTGACGTGCTGGCAGACAACGTGGCATCTACATTGGGTCCACGGGGTCGCAACGTGATTCTGAAGGGGACTGAGGGTTCTCCGGTGATCACCAAGGACGGCGTGACCGTCGCCAACTTCATTGATTTGGAGAATCCATTTGAGGATGTGGGGGTTCAGATTATCAAGCAAGCTGCCGCACAAACAAATTCAATGGCAGGCGATGGAACAACAACCGCAACTGTGCTGGCGCGGGCAATTTATAAAAATGCTCAGAGCCATATCCAAGTTGGCTGTTCGCCAGTGGTCCTCAAAAGAGAAATCGACGAAGCCGTGGAAAAGGTCGTGGAAAACTTAGAGGGGCTTGCACGACCCATCGAGAGCGAAGACGATATTCGTCATATCGCCACCATCTCCGCCAACAATGACGAGAAGATTGGCAAATTGGTAGCACTGGCTATCAGCAGCGCAGGCAAGGATGGTTCCATCACGGTTGAGGAGGCGCGATCCATCGAGACTTCACTAGACTTGGTGGAAGGGTTTAGATTTGAGGGAGGATATGTGTCTTCATCGTTTGTGAACAACGAGCGTCGTGGTGCTGTGGTATATGACGAGCCTTTGATTATGGTTACCGACGAGAAGATAGAAAATGTCCAAGATATTTTGCCAGTTTTAGAACAGGTTGCGAGAGAGGCTCGCCCATTTGTAATTGTTGGATCCGAGTTTGAGGGTCAAGGGCTTGCGGCTCTGATTATGAATTCGATCCGAGGTTCGATGAAGGTTGCGGCTGTCAAGGCACCTCGCTATGGCGAGGAGAGAAAGAATATCCTTAAAGACTTGGCATTGTCAGTGGGAGCCACTTTTGTTTCACGCGAGACGGGCGTTCGCCTGAAAGATGCCCGACTTGAGCATCTTGGCTTGTGCCGCAAGATTGACGCAATCAAGGGCGAAACAACAGTAATTGGAGGGAAGGGAGATCCCGACGATATAACACGGAAGATTGAGGCGTTGCAGGTTGAGTTGGTGCAAACAGACTCCATGTATGAATGTGAGCGTATCCAAGACCGTATTAGCCGCCTCAATAGCGGGGTGGCAGTTATCCGAGTGGGTGCAGCCACGGAAGTTGAAATGATTGAGAAGCGTCATCGCATCGAAGATGCGCTGGAAGCAGTTCGTTCAGCCCAGCAGGAGGGTATCTTGGCAGGTGGAGGAGTAAGTTTGGTCCGAGCCTCACAGAAACTCAAACTGAAAACAAACGGAGCACATATTGTTCGGGAAGCTATCCTTGAGCCTGTGCGCCAGATGGCTAAAAATGCCGGAGATAGCCCAGATGTGGTCGTTGATAAAATCCGCAAAACAAGCGGTTCTAAGGGGTGGGATTTTGCCAAGGGTAAGATGTCGGATATGTTCGCAGAAGGCGTTGTAGACCCCTTCAAAGTAACCAGATGCGCTCTCCAGAACGCTGCATCGGCAGCTTCTACCCTTGTTACCACCAATTTTGCTATCGTCCAAAAATAAAGATTGACATGTGCCCACTAATGGGTTACATTGTATGGGAGGGAAGAATATGAGAGTAAACATAAGTTATTCAGTGGAACTGGACGAGGTTCCAGAAAGAGTGCTTTCTTTTTTCGGTGAAGTGGATGGACAACTGAACGAACTTCAAGAGACGCTGGAGTCGTGTGTACGTCGTATCGCTGAAAAGAACTATGTTGTTGCAGTTGAGGAGATAGGGGCACTGCGAACCTTGCTGAGTACCATTGATTTTAGAATGGACGACTGTATGCACATTCTGAGTGCGTACTCTAAGGCATTGGCAGACCTGTCAGTTAAGGATTCGTCCTCTGCGAACCCTCAACAGCCTTCTGTTGCTTTTACGCCAGAGCAGGTTGCTTGGGCTGAAGAGGAAATAAGAAAATTACAGGAGAAGAAGAATGAATCTGATTCCAGAAGCAACGAAAGTGGGTGAATTAGTCTACGCCCCCCAGAACGCTCTCCTGCACACGGGGGGCAGAACAATAAAATTGGAAGAGCCGACCCTGCTTCTTATCGCAGAAAGATCGTCTTCTTCGAATCGCTACGGCTCGACAGATGATACCTTTTGCCCTGTGATGTATAAGGGGGAGAGGTGGTTTGCTTTGCGGAAGGATCTTTATAAACCGAGGAGGAAAGATGGTAGTTAAACTTGTAGAGGTTGCCAAGATTGGCACCGACATCAGTACGCGCTCGGAATACATGTTGCGCGAGGTATTTGTAAATCCTGAGCAGGTAACTATGTTGAGAGAAGATGTAGCCATGAAAGGGCTGTTAAGTGAAGGGAGACTACCCAGTGAGTTGGATGGTCGTATGGAGTTTACGAGGCTATTTCTCAACACGGGCATGGATATTTTTGTGGTTGGTGCCCCTCACGTTGTGGAGTCGAAATTAAAGCAGAAACAAATTCTTAGGGGGTAGCATGGGGGACCAGCTTGAGTTTGAGTGCTCGTTCAAGGAGTTGAGCGAGTGGTTCGTTCTGGACAACAACGATGGAAAAAAGAAGAAGTGTGGACATTACAGCAGTTCCGCACTGCCTGTGAAGGGCTATGGAAAGAAGGTGTGGTCTGTGGTAGCTTATATCGACGTGGACTATGAGTCGCATCGGGAAGCTGGCTACGACGACGAACAGATTGTGCAGGGGTGCGTCAATTTTCTGAACAAGCCTTTGACGCGAAGGCACCGTAAGCCCCGCTATGGCAAGCTGACACCGAATTGGTTTAACGTGCTTGAGGATAAGAAGGTAATATCCGTATGCCTCTTAATCGACCAGAGGAACAATAAGAATTTCTGGGGCAAAGGTCGTAAGTTATGAACTTTCAAGACGACATAGACCACTTGGAAGCGTATCTGGCTGACAAGTATGATGTATTTATATCTTTTGGCTACGACGAACCAAACGCATGTTCGGAAGAGGACAAGATTATAACCATCAACACTCGGCAGCATTTGGAGACTCGACTCTATACCTTGTTGCATGAAGCTGGACACATCGTTTTATACGAGGAGTACGACCACATAGGTCTGTTCCCTAACATCATTCATCAGCCCTTTAGGAAGAGGTTTTCTAAAGCCAGTGCCATTGATGTGGTTAGGAATGAAGTGTTGGCGTGGGAAGCTGCTTACGAACTGGCAGACAATTTGGGAATCAAAGTGAACAACAAGAAGTGGTCAAACATCAGGAAGAAGTGCCTTTATGAATACTGCAAGTGGGCAGTGGGGGAAGAGTAGGTGGATTATCAGAAGCTATTTTTAGGTTGCCTGTTCTTTTTGATGGGGCAAATTGGTGCGTGGTTCGGGACCAACTCCCAGTTAGTCTGGAAGTGGTGGGCTGATAAGCCTATTTTTGCAGCTATTGTTTTTGGGATTCCCACTACCATTTGTATCTGGTACGGCACAAAGTATGCCTATGGTGCTATGGGAGAATTATGGGGTCCACGTTTTCTGGGGTTTGGGATGTCCTACATCTCTTTTCCCCTCCTGACTTGGTGGCTACTGAACGAGAGCATGTTCACTCCCAAGACCTTGGTTTGTGTTTTCTTGTCTTGCCTCATTATTGCAATTCAGATTCTTTGGAAAGCCCCCTTGACACCTTAGTTGAGGGTGGTTATATTATGTTGACAGGGCGAGAAGCCCATAAAAGGAGAAATTTTAATGTCACTTATTCGCTATAACCCAACTCTTTCGCCCATGCGCCATACAAGCATGGATTCGCTATTTGAAGATTTCAAGGACATCTTTGAGATGTTTGATCCAATGGCTCGTCGTCCGTCAGTGATGGGTCCACGAACGAACATTGAAACCCTAAATGACAAGCACGTTATTACGCTGGCGACTCCCGGCGTATCCCGTGACGATATTAAGGTGGATGTGGCAGACGGTCGTCTAACCATTTCTTTTGACCAAGAGAATTCTGAAAACTCAAATTACAGATTCCAGAACTCTTTTGAAAAGTCGTGGTCACTTGGAGATAACATTGACCTTGATGGGGTCAAGGCTGATTACAGCGATGGCGTTCTCATTGTAGAGATTCCCAAGGCTGAAAAGGTGGTCCCAACTGCACGTCGAATTGAGATCAGTTAGGCAGCATTATTGACTATCTTTCACATCGAAGGCACCCCTTTGGGTGCCTTTCTTGTTTCGGAAACTATTTATGATGGGAATGGAGAAGTCTATGATTTTAGAAGGTTGGCAGAAGTTTAGGGAAGAGGCTCAATATCAAAAGCCAAGAATGTACTATCATGTAACTGGTGCGGAAAACGAAGAGGGTATTAAAGCCCACGGTATTCGTGGTTCCTCTCAAGCCGGTGACCGTGATTATTCATACAGCGAAGAGGATGCCAAAGAGAAGAGAGTTTATCTTTTTTCTTCGCAAGACTCTGCTTTTATGGCTGCGTTTTCTCGTCCTGACTCTGGTATATTTGGAGGCGCACAGCCTCCCTTTGTATTTGTAAAGGTTAATATCGCTAAGATGAAGCCTACACCAGAAGTTCACGACGATATGGAGCTACCCGACTTCGACGCATATTATCTCGTTGGTGATGTACCCCCCCACGCTATCGTCGAGATAGAATCTGAAGCATCGGTAACGGACAAGCTGGAAAGCGAAGACGATTACTACGATGATGAGGAATTGTACGACCTTCTTAACGAGGCTGAAGAAGAGAAGCTAAGAGTGTTTGAAGCCGAGCTTGTCATCAAGATTCAGAGGCAAGCTGGAATTGACGATACCTTGGCTGACATTCGCTCAATTCCCGGCGTGACAATAGTATCCTCCCTCCAATCCCAAAAGAGCGGAGGGGGGATCGTCTCGACTATTCGGGTGAAATTTCACCCAGCTAAAGAAGCCATGACGGGGCAAACCTACGTCAAGCAGATTCTTATTCCGACCATTAACAGTCGAGAAATCCCCGGTTGCATCGTGATGAGATATATCCCACGGAGCTTGAGGCAGTTATAATGTATAAGGGTTGGTTAAATTTTCTCAACGAGGAGCAAAATCGGTTGCCGCAAATCTATTGCGACATGGATGGCGTCCTTGTGGACTTTGAAAAGGGGGTCGTCGATCAGATTAACATTGAACTCCTCGACGACTCTAAGCCCGACCGCAAGCCTACGGGGGGAATTACAAACATAGGAAGGGTGCGTAAAGCTCTGGTCGCCGCTGATCGAGAGTTACAAATTGATGTGACGGACTTGAGAAAGGGCGGTGGAAGTAACAGTAAAGCAGTTCGCAACTACATGTATAAGAATTTTGGTGACGATGTTAGGTTCTGGTCAGAACTCCCAGAGATGCCGGGAGGTCAGGAATTGTGGAGTTTTATCTCGCCCTATAGCCCTTACATCCTCACTTCTCCGATGGACGAAGGGTCACAGGAGGGCAAACGAGCATGGATAAGCAGTCACCTAAACCCGCAGCCAACCAAGATTTACATGAGCCACGATAAGTGGAAGTGGGCAACCACAGATGGAAGACCCAACATCTTGATCGACGATTGGGACAAGAACTTGATTCCTTGGGCAGAGCATGGAGGTATCGCCATTCGGTGTGCCTTTGGAGATTCAGCCTCGGCTATCGCAGAGTTAAAAGAATTGGGTTTTGGGGCGGAATGAATACTATTTATAAATATCCCCGGAGGATTCGGAATGAAAATCACAACCAAAGAAATTAGACAAATCATCAAAGAAGAGGCAGCAAAGGTGCTTGAGGCTTATGAGCTAACAGACCTCTCTCCTAATTACGGAAGCGAGATGACCGACCAAGAACGCATGATGGACCAGTGGACCACAGACGTGACGGAGGAGTTGTTCGATTCCATATTGACTGGTGGAAACATCAGGCTTCCCACGGGCGAGGTTGACAACCTTGATGGCTTCCTTGCGGCTCTTGGGAACATGGCTATCACCGGAGGTATCTCTGGCAAAGAGGCTATGGCGATGGTTCGTGAGCTTGGTGTTGCTGCTGAAGCTGCCATGTCGAAAGTCAGTCAAGGCTTTGTTGACGAGGAATGGATCGAAGACCAGAAGTGGGAACGCGGTGAGTACGACCACCTTGTTGATCAAGACGAACTTGCGGAAAGAAAGCTGACCGACGCAGAAGAAGACAAACGAGAAGAGATTGCCAAGGCTATGGAGAAAGACAATCCTGATATGCCAATGGACAAGAAGATGGCGATTGCCACTGCTCAGGCTAAGAAGAGTGCTTGACCATGAAACGTGAATTTCTTGAATCCCTCATAAGGGAAGAAATCGAGGCACTCGCTGAAGGTTCTAATCTGTTTCAGAATATCCGTGCCAAAAGAGCGCGTGGCGAAGCCCCTGCAAAGCCGGGGGACAAGGACTATCCAGACGAAAAGTCATGGAAAAAAGCTACCAAGGAAGAGTCCCTTGAAGAAGCAGAGGGGACCGACAAGGACCGGATGAAATGCAATAGTCCCCGCTACATTCGCAAAGGAGAGCCGGGATACGGAAAGAAGCAAAAGGTTGTTAAAGGCTGTCAGGACGGCAAAGAGAGTATTGTTCGGTTTGGCGATGCCAACTTGGAAGACAAGAGCGATGATCCAGACAGAAAGTCCAATTTCCGTGCGCGTCATAACTGCGATGACAAAAAAGATAAACTCACAGCAGGCTACTGGTCCTGCAAGGAGTGGTAAAATGACCTGCCCACAGCACGACGTACTGCTCCAGCAATTGAAAGAAGCAGAAGAAGAAATAGAAAGACTCAAGGATGAAAACGAAGCACTCTGGTTCATGCTTGAGGAGATAAAAGATGCAGACAAAGCCATGATGGAGAATTTGTCGGAGGTCATCTTAGAGGGATTAACACCAACCGCAGAGGCTTAGATGAGTAAAGTATATTTGTTTGACATCGACGGTACACTCACGCCGCCACGTCAAAAGATGGATGAGAACTTCGCGGAGTTTTTTCTCCCATTCGCCAAGGAAAACATCGTGTATTTGGCAACAGGGAGCGACATCGAGAAGGCGAGAGAACAGGTAGACAAGCGTGTCCTGACGATGTGCCAAGGAGTTTTCGCCTGCTCTGGAAATGAATTCTGGGAAAGGGGCAAGAGGGTTTATAGCCATGAATTTCAGCCTCACCCGCAATTAGTAACTTTTCTCGAACGCTGCGTGGAGGAGTCGGACTTCCCTCTCAAGACGGGGAAGCATTTTGAGCACCGACCGGGAATGTTAAACTTCTCCGTTGTGGGGCGAAACGCTACGCTGGAAGAACGAGCCAGATACCATGAGTGGGATGAGCGCAAGCGTGAGCGTATGAGTATTGCCATCACAATTCTGGCGCAGCCCAAAGAGTTTAGAAACGTGGATGTTTCCATCGGAGGAGAAATAAGTATTGACATTTATCCCAAGGGCAAAGATAAGTCTCAAGCAGTTAACATGGTGCGCGAGATTCATGGTTTGCCAATTGTATTCATGGGCGACAAGATGGGACCGAATGGTAATGACTTCCCAGCCGCGAGAGCCTTAAAAGCAGGAGATACCGCCTGCCAAGTCGAAAATTGGCAAATGACGGAACTACTTATTAGGAAAGAATTGGAGAAACAACATGGCGAAAAAGAATGATTTGAAGCCTAAACACCCCCCCAAGTTGGCTCCGCAGGGGATTCGTACATTTACAATTTTTCGCGGGCATGACGAAACTGGCGTGTCGGGCGAAGGAATTGTGATTGAGGGTATCAAGCTGGCAACCGGACAAGCGGTTGTTCACTGGCTTTACCCGCCACCAAGAGGGTCTATTGCCGTCTTTGATTCAATGGCAGACTTCCTCAAGGTCCATATCAAACCGCATCCAGAAAACAAAACAATTTTGACATGGGATGATGGTGAGAAAGAAGAATACTAAACTATTTATTGTGAGGAGACACCCCCCATGAAGATTACAAAAGCAAGAATTAAGCAACTTATCAAGGAAGAGATCGAGGCTCTCGCTGAAAAGGATGGACCTCACTTCCATGCAGCGATCTCCCAATGGCTCCACGACAAGCTGGGACCAGAATTGGGCGGGCTGGTTGCCATGTGCATTGACTATGCGCCAAAGGGTCACCAAGATGAGATTGCTCGCCTGTCTGATGAGCTAATCATATCTGAAGGCGAAGAAAAATGAAAATCACAAAGAAGCAACTCAAGCAGATTATAAAAGAGGAGCTTGAAGTCGTCCTGACCAACGAAGAAGCAGAGGAAATGTTTGGCGAAGGCATCCGTGCTCAACTGGAAGAACAGCAACTCAATGAAGACATCGACACGCTCATGCAGAATCTCACACCAGAGAACCTTGACTTGTTGTGGCGAGCTATGGTGAAGATGGGAACCTCCTTCGCGGTGCCCATGCTGGCTGCGCTCTTGGCGCGTCTGGGCTACGAAGCCGGTGCTACTGCGTTAGCCAAAGATGCTTTGGCGCGTAAAGAAAAGAACTGGCTGGTGAACTTTATTTACAATGAGGCAACTGGCTATCAGGATATGGATGGCGGGCAAGACATGGTTGGTGACACCCCAGTCAACGAAGGTGGCAAGCCAATAAACGAAGAAGAAGCCGACTGCTACAAGGATTACAAAGCAGGTGGTCTTACACGGGAAGAATATGAGGAGTGCATAAGGTCATATCAACGTCGGAGCGGAGACTACCCGCGCCGTGATAGTGGCTATCGAAGCAAATATAAAGGCTATCGTCGCCCCCGTTACCAGTATGATGAAAGCAACAAGGAGAATGATGACAAGTTTCTCCAAGACATCGAGTCCACAGGAGAGTGGACCGATTACACGATTGCCCAACTCAAAAAGAAAAAAGCTGCACTCATGAAAAAGAAAAAGAGAACCGCAGATGAGGTGAAGACGGTTCGCCAACTCAACTTTGCTATAAACGCCAAGCAGGGAGACTATAAGTGAAAATCGCCAAGTCCAAAATAAGGAAACTCATCCAAGAAGAACTTACAAGTCTCGTAGAAGTCGAATATGATGAGGGTGGAAACCCCATGTATTACGAACCAAAAGGCGACGAAAGAAGCCCAGAGAAAGCCGAGGTATTAGTTCAAGGCTACGGTGGCTTGAGGATTGACCAGATTAGGAGACGACTTCAGGAGATGCGAAAAGAAATTGCGGAGGACGAGACTTTGGCTACTCTCCATTTCTATCTTCGAAGGGGCGTCATGGAGGCTTTTGTGAAAACCTTAGCTGCCCATAATGCTTTGGGACCACCAACTGAGTGAGGTGCAGCCATGAAGGACTTCGAAACATTTTGGAATGACTTTGTAACTTTGCACGAGGCGGCAGAACCAACCCCTTTCAAGAGTGCGGCTCAAAAGAGATACAAGAAGCTACGCCGAAAAAACGACATCTACACGACCCAAGGTGGTATTAAAAATAAGAAGTCGGGACCACCCTTCACGGGCAAGGTCAAGAGGTTTGGCACAGACAGGTTACGATTCGAAGAAGGGGCAGACCCCGATAGCGTCGATCTGTCCAGCTTTGTGGTTCACGAAACCCTCGACCGAAAAGTCTGGAACTCCGACGACAAAATAGACCCAGCAATCCGTGATCGACTTTTACAAATTGCCCAAGACTTCTACGAGAAGCTGGGAGTTAAAGCCGAGATAAAAGACATCACGCTGACAGGCTCGCTGGCAAATTATAATTGGTCGAAGTTCTCCGACCTTGACGTTCACATCATCTTGGATTATCAGGACGTTGACGAGAATGAAGAATTGGTCCGAGACTTGTTCATGCAAACCAAGTCTAACTGGAACAGGCAGCACGACATCAAGGTGAAGGGTTACGACGTGGAACTTTACGTCCAAGACGTAAACGATGCTCACTTTTCAAGTGGTGTTTATTCCTTGCTTAACGACGACTGGGTGGTCAAACCTCGACGCGAAGACAAAGAGATTGACCGAGAAGCAGTCAAGCAGAAAGCAGCTTCGACGATGGATATGATCGACGACGTGCAGAAGTTGTTTGACGAGGGCGATTACGATGGCGCGATGGAGTATGGCGAGAAGGTGAGGGAGAAGATAAAAAGATTCCGATCCAGTGGCTTAGAGCGCGAAGGCGAATACTCCTTCGAAAACTTAGCTTTCAAGGTTCTCCGACGAAATGATTATCTTGAGCGTTTGTCGAAACTCCGCATTGACTCTTATGATTCGCAGATGTCAATGGCACACCAATAGTTCTTGACAATTCGTTGACACCCACGGGCTTGACAGGTGGCAATACCCATGATACATTGTGTGTGTAAGCGGGAGGTTTTGTTCACAAATCGGTGGTGGGAGATTCTGGGTTAAAGTCCCAGACGGACGGTTACCAACGGACTACGCCAAGTGAAAGGGGTTGATCGCCTTAGTAGCACGGGATAACGTAGGGGTTCAACTGAGATAGAGTTCCACGAAGCATTAAACGCAGATGCGCCCACCATCGTTTTATGGACACAACCTTCTCTTGACACTTCCTTGACACAATCACTCTTGACAGGGGAACACGCATGGGCTACATTATGTATGAAAGCGGAGGGAACTATGTCAACACCGTATCTTAGGCGCGACCAAATAAAGGCTGGAACGCTCTTGCGCTCCAAGGAGGATGGTTCCCTCTCTATGATTCTTGGTAACCCCAATGAGTTTGGGTATGCGGGATATGTTCTCGCGTATGACTTCAAGAAGGGAGAGCGTGTCCAGTTGAACATGGGCTACATCCACGCGGAGATTGTCGGGAGTGGAACATGACACAGAAGGTATGGCAACACGGAAGTTGGGCAAAGACTGGTGACCTTGTGAGGTACATCAGTTCCCAGAGGGGCAGTTCCATGACAGGACCACGCGAACATGCGCTGGTTACAGCAATTGACACCAAGAAGTTTGCGGGTCCACTGGTGAACACTACGCAGTGGGGATGGATTAAGGCTTGCTACGTTGAGGTTTACAAGCCAGACTTTGATTATGACAGCGAGGTGAAGAATGGATGAGTACGGCAGAGACGAGCAGATTAAAGACGCGATTGGATGTATTTTGATGATGCCTCTGGGCTATGCTCTATTGGTGTTGATGCTGTGCATGTGAGATTGAACGAAGGCTATAAGCCCCGCGCTCCTCAAGTCGGAGACTTGGTGAAGTGTTTGGGGGGTCAACCGAATATTGGAGTGGAGTTTGAGGAGAAAGGCTACGGAGTGGTCTTGGACAAAAGTGGTTTGAATATTAAAGTTCTCTGGTTCAGCAGAGGGGTCGCTCTCTGGGCTACGAGAACGTCAGTAGCAATTAAAAACAGGAGTGTAAAATGCAAGTAGGAGATATGGTAACTTTATCGGCAGCGGCACAGAAACGGGACACAATGTATCCGTGGAGCGAGACTGCTCGCCGCCATAGCTTTGGCAAGCCTAAGCCGGTGGGCATTGTGGTCGAGATTAAACCTATGCACAAAATTGGCTTTAACTCAAGTGAGAAGGATGCTTATGTCATCAAATGGATTACGCCCGACCCACCCAAGAGTCGAGACTATCAGTTCGGCTACTACGCCAAACAATACCCAAACCAGTTCTGGCGCACGGACTTGAAGTTTGTGAGCAAGCGCAAGCGGAGCAAGAAGTAATTTGTAACTTTTGCCAGAGTGGTGGAATCGGTATACACATCAGACTTAAAATCTGACGCCTTTAGGCTTACGGGTTCGAATCCCGTCTCTGGTATTTCTTCTCCTTGACATTCTCTTGACAACTTAGGACTGGACAAATTCTTAAAACGTGATACATTGTTATTGTAATCAACGAGAGGTGAAAACATGGGTTATCGTTCTGACGTAATTTTGGCTGTTGACAAGAAACTTATGGGCAAGTTCATGGCTCATATCAGTCAGGAGGGTGGCACAAAGAATCTCTGCTTCGCTGAAGCTGACGAGGTGATTGAGAACTATCAAGAGAGCGGGAACTTTCTTTTCCGCTGGTGCAGCATCAAGTGGTACGAGGGATACCCAGAGATTGACTGCCTCAACGACTTCATGGACGAGTGTGATGGCATGGAGGTGGAGTCAGTCACAGTGCCCAGTCCGGCAGGGGGTGGGGATTATACGAGAACCGTCATGGGCGACGAGTATTATCGCTTTGTTCGCGTCGGAGAAGATTCAGAAGACATCGTAACCAGAGGCGACGGTTTTGAAATTTACACACGGACGGAAATCGACTACTAAGGGGGGAGCATGGTAAAGCTCAATAGAAAAATTCAGTGTGCGGATGGCTTTGAGATGTCGGTGCAGGCAAATGAGGGGGCGTACTGCACTCCTCGCGTGGATGGTGCCGACGCTTACACTCACGCGGAGGTAGGGTATCCCAGCTTAGTCGAGGAACTCTTGTTACCCTACGCAGAAGACCCAGACAAGCCTTGTATGACTGTCTATGGTTGGGTTCCAGCCCATGTTATTACAATTATTTGTGCCAAACACAGAGGCATTGTCAGCGGCGAACTACCCGTGGGTATTCCCTACTTGCGTTCTGGAAGTGAGGAACTACATGAAAGTCGGTGACTTAGTAAAGTTTAGCGGGTATACTACGAAAGGCGTTCGGCTGGGCGTTGTCACCAGCATGAGGCTGATGAATCCAGATGATACGCGAGACTACTTGTGCAGGGTGTCTGGCTTTGATTACGAGATATGGGACCATGAGTTAGAGGTGGTGACTGTATGAAGCAAATTCTACGGGCTAAGGTGCCTCTAAATATAGTCACGGGCTATTCATCTTTGCGCTATCCTCGCGGGTCAGACATCATGGTTGCCAAAGGCGACTTCGTAGATGAAGAAGGGTGGCACCTACGCCGAGGAGACAAGGAGCACTTGGTTCCCCGTTCCAATTTTCAAATTCTAACTGTTCACACCACCACCATCAAGGTTGAAACTCTGGTGGACGAGGATGGAAAGTTTGTCGAGACGAGAGAGGAGGTGAGGCGTGGTTAGTATTAGAGAAGAGTTGGCAGCACTCAATCCACAGGCATTATTGGCAGATGGTCTTGACGATGCACTTATCGGTTGGGGCTTACAGGCTACGAAGATGCCGGTGGCAATTTATAACTATGACAAGTGCGTGGAAATATTCATGAGGGATAACGACTGGGACTACGAAGGGACTATCGAGTGGATGGAGTATAACGTGGTGAGCGCATGGCATGGCGAGCACACCCCTATTTTTATGCGGCAGTTCGATGAGTAACTGGAAGAGGGTATATTATGAGTCAGATGAAGACGGGCTTCTCCTGATGCCGTATGGCAAGTTTAAGCGGTGTACTAACTGTGGGAAGTCACTTTCCCGTTGGCGCGAGGAAAAAGACCCAGAGTATATTCTTTACCACGGGTATTGCTCTCGCAATTGTGCAGGCGAACATGGCTATGGAAATTATGTTATTTGAGGTGAGAGATGGCAATTTGTAAACTTTGCTACGAGGACTACAACGACAAACGTCTTGCGCTGGGGTTCTATACCTGCCTTGACTGCGGCGACAGAGCAGCACACCGAGAAGCAAACAGACGGCGCAAGTGCGTGGCTCCAGCCTATAACAAAGGAGCATACCAGTACGTCGGAGACTTATCCGACGCTTTCAACGCTGGAAAGTAAGTTAGTAACGGGCTTTTAGCTCAGTTGGTCAGAGCACCCGTCTCATACACGGAATGTCCTCGGTTCGAGTCCGAGAAAGCCCACTTTTTAATTCAACAATCAGAGAGAGGTGTCTAATGCACATTGGTAATATGGTTCAAAAACGTGGTTCTAAGGGAACTCTTGGCTACATCGCAAGTCGCGCTCCGATTCATTCCTGCTGGACTGTTCGGTGGACGAAGGGCGATATGAGGGGAACAACCTCGATTGTCCAAGAGAGGCAACTGGTCGTTGCGAAAAAACCTTCCGTTTGACATTCTCTTGACAATTTATTGCTGGACAAACGCGATTAGGTATGCTACATTATAGGGGTAAGAAGGAGAAAGAACATGACGAAAGCTACAACAATCCACTTGAAGAACACTCACTATGTTCTTTATCCCAATGGCAAGAAAGAGCGATGTCACAACCGTGGCACTGCGAACTTCCTCGCCAACAAGTTCAACACTAAGACACGCGAGGTGAAGAATGGCGTATCTAAATAAGCACGACATCGTGCTCATCAAGCATGGCAGCGAATCTATCCAAGCACGGGTGGTTGACATTCGGTGGCGCAGGTTTCGTAAGAGCGCAAGGGATATGGCTCGTAACCCGAATGGCAAGGCGTGGAAGTCTGTGCCCTATGCGGTCTGCGAAACATTCATCGGAGCACCCACTGGGACAGAGTTTATTATTGCTGGCTACAAGCTGAAGAACATCGAAAAGAACGGTGACAAGATGCTTGTTCTTCACGACAAGTACATCGCAGAGTTTGATGGAGGCTGGGTCGAGACACTATTGTCCGAAAGTCATGAGAAGAGGGCGCAATAATGAACCCCAACGACGGATTTGAATACTATACCGAAGAAGAGTTAGAGGATTTTTTCTTTCCAGAAACCTATCCCGATGGCTATCCCGATGAACTTATCCCGCCACACGCCTTTACGGACGATGGAGGACAGAATGTTGAGTGTTAATTTGGACCAGAACTTTGAAGAAGAACTTGCTCACTATGCTTACATGGCAAGCGTGCTGACCGAGTGGATTAGTAACGAGAAGTTGGGCAATCGCTTGTCTGCTATCGACGTTCTTATCTGGTGGGCGATGAGTGCGCCTGCCGAGGCTTAATTTGTAACTTTGAATTGGAGGCGATGACATGAAAGTCAAAGCAGTAAACAAGAAAGTTGAAAAGGCTCTTGGAGTGAAGGTCAATCATCCACCAGACCGCTACAGTCACTACTGGGTTGAGTATGACGACCGCATCCTGTCATGGAGTGCGAATGGTATCGGAGGAGAAGAAGCTGAAGCAACGGGGTATCATATCCGTCGCATTGACGACGAGAGCGACCCGCATACTGACTACTTTGCTGGGTACTTCGTGGACAACCCCACGCAGATGATTCATTCAGTCAAGCCACCTCCCCCCAAATTCAAGGTTGGCACCCTTGTGCGCTTCAAGAACAACAAGCGTAGCCAGCGGTGGGGTGTCGAGGGCAAATTGGGTATCGTTATAGCGGCAGACGGGGGTGGCATGTGTAGTGTGCGTCTCAACGACGGCACGGGCGCTCCGCTGAACGGGCTGAACTCTTACTATGAGCGAGACATGGAGATTGCCAAGATTTGTAATATGCCGAAGTATAGAGAGAAAATGTACCGTATTGTAAGAATGTTCGAAAACGATTGGTGTGAGAATCGAATAATTAAGCGTGGTCTAACGCTGGAAGAGGCGCAAGCACATTGTCGTGACCCAGAAACATCATCAAGCACGGCGACCTCGCGGAAAGCAGTCGCAAGGACTGAACACATGGGTCGATGGTTTGATGGCTACGAATCAGAATAAGACCAATAACTTATGCGGGTTTCCCGCTGCCGCACAGCAGTCAGGTAGGGAACCGTCAGGGAAAGGGTGTGCGACCCAGACCTGTCAGGAGAGGGTTCGAATCCCAAAACCGCAACCTTTTAATTTGTAACTTTTCACTGGGAGCATGACATGGCAGAACCACAAGAACTTACTGTTTGTATCGCTGTCTATCAACACAAGCATGGCGAAGAACTGTCCGTCTTTCGGACACTTGAAGGGGCTAAGTCCCATCTTCGCGAGATTGCCAAGGAATTCTATGAAGGCTGGAGCCACGACGCACCGCATATCGGTGACACGGAGGCGTGGGACAAGATTGTGGAGAATTGGCATGTGATGGCAGGCTGGACCGAGTTTATGAAAATCGAAGCGAGAACCCTACAAGACTAACAAAGGAGAATCCAATGACCAGAAAGCACTTCAAGAGAACAGCACAGATTATTTCTAAGATTCAAGACCCGCAGGTTCGACGAGCCACGGCACTTTCTTTTGCCGTCTGGTTCAAGGAAGAGAACCCAAGGTTCAAGACGCAGACCTTCATGGAAGCGTGCGAGCCTTAACAAGTCTCTTACAATTTGTCCCTTGACAGGGACACAAAACGTGATACATTAGAGGGGAAGGGGGCACGGACCATGAAGCATTTTGTCGTCAACCCAGACCGGAGCATGTCTTTTGGTGATATGGAATGTATCTTTGGTCCCTTGGATGGGACAGAAGATATTGTATCAGTAGACAGTGACGACCTCGCGGTGATGGCAGCAGAAGCAGGGGTGTTCAAGTCACGGGGGGAAGCGAGAAGGAATGGCTTGAGTGGTCCGTGCCCCAACGGGCTATGGCAATTTGGAACCAAGAAGAAGAGATTCTGGGTCTGGAACCCTAAGTCGCCCACCGGAAAGGTCACAGTCAATCTTAATTTTGACAAGACAAAACGGTGGTTCGGAGAGTAAAGGGTTGTTAGCTCAGTTGGTAGAGCACCGGACTTTTAATCCGATGGTCATAGGTTCGAATCCTATACAACCCACCACTTTTAATTTGTAACTTTCAACAACCGGAGGCAACATGGAAAACATGGAAGAAACAATCGAGAGAATCACATCTGTGTGCGACAGAATCCAACAGGAGATAGGCAAGCGAATTGCAGAGGTTGTAGAGCATGACCTTGAGGGTCTTACGGAGTCGATGGCGAGGATGCCGCTTTGGACGGAGAAGTGCTTTGATTCCGAGACAGCGGCACTCATTGGCGTATGGGACCGCTTAAACTCCACAGTAGGTGACTTGTTGATGCTCGACAACGAGGACGATGACTGGGAGGGCGACGAGGACCAGATGTCTTTGGCTGAAGATGACTTCTTTCAAGCGGGTGTCGATGCAAGAGAGGCTACGAAGGAAAGGGCACGCGCAACGTGGAAGGGTCAACAGAAGGTCATCCAGTTGGACCCATACTCACACCCAGATGAGGAAGCTAATATTTGAGGTATAGTCGGGGCGAGGATAACTAATAAAGGAGGCGTTCAAGTTCACAGATGAACGCGAGGGTGTTTAGTTCTGCTAATAGGTGTAGACCACATACCCAGAGCCATTATGGTAGTTGAAAGGTGAATAGCGAGTGGTAGCGCGGCGAAGACAGCGACCCCTCGCCCCGATTCTTTTTTGTGTTGACATTCTCTTGACAACTTAGGACTTGCAATCTGGTGCAGGACCGGCTATATTGTATATGTAACGCGGGAGGTAACACATGGCACGCACGACACTGGGCGACAGACTGACTGCTCTTTCTAAGGACGGAAACCTATCTCAACGCGACCGTGAGTTCGCGGCAAGCCTTCTGAAGAGTTATCTTCGTAAGAACACGTTGAGCGCAGGTCGTCGCCCTTGGGTTGACAAGCTGGAGGCTCGCGCTGCTGAAGCCGCAAAGACCCCCAAGGGTGAGGCACCCATCGAATTTGTAACTCTCCGAGAGGCAATCCTCGCTGCCGAGGGTGATGGCACTTGGGCGTTTCGTTTTGTAACTTCCATCATCGAGCAGGTGCAGCGAGGAGGCACGCTTTCTGAACGTCAGCAATACCATCTCGACAAGATACAGGCAGACTACACCGACAATTGGGACCAAGAGTACCGCACCACCTATCGTGAGGGTGCGTTGGTGCTCGCTGGGTTCTATCGTCGTGGGAGCCTCCCATACTGGAAGGATATGGTGGCAAGCATCCTCGACAACGAGAGTTATGTGCCCCGCAAGACCTCCTTTATGAAGTTGTGGAACAACCGATATGCCAAGCGTGTCATCGAGCAGTCCTCTGTCGAGCCTTCGTTTGCAGTTCGCGACGGTGTTCAGCTTCGCAAGAACCAGACCACTCGGACAAAGTATTGGAAGTACATTGGAAAGAAGGCATTTATCCTCTCTGATGAGGGCATCATCGAGGCAGTCAAGGGTGGGCGCGGCTATACTGTCCTGTTCGCTGGCGACCCTCGCCCCATCGTCATTGAAGAACGCTACTTGATGAGGGCACGATGATGAAAGTCGGTGACTTGGTAAGGTGCCCGCCCGTCAACAGCAAGTGGGACGCAGAGAGAGAGTGGGGCGTCTTCGTTGGGCACGAGAAAAGCATCTTTGACGATGGCACCAACACCCACAGTTATGTTTGGGCGAAGGGCAAGAAGTTAGTATTCCTCACCAGAGAGTTGGAGGTAGTCAATGAAAGTAGGTGACTTAGTAAATTGTCCAGCGGTTGTGAGTGAGTCTCCAGCCAATCTTGATACGCCAGCGTATCTTGGCGTCGTCATCGCGGTAGGTGATGCACTTGCGGAAGTGGCTGGGGGGCACGACATTGACGGAATTGTAAATTGGCAGGGCAAGCAGGGTCAGACCCTTTGGGACATAGAAAAATTGATGGTGGTGGGTGCAAGATGATTGAGGTTGGGACATTAGTAAAGTTCAGTGCTCCAGACTTCTTCGCAGCGAGTCGCAAAGACTACCCCTCTTTTGGCGTCGTCATCAAGCGGCACGTCCATTCCGACAAGGAGCGCAAGATGTTGGACCGCTTCACGGTGGACGGGAGGGAGTTGAAGGTTTGGGAAGTCCACTGGATTAACGGGAGGACAACGAACGAGCATGAGTGCTATCTGAAGGAGGTTAGCCATGACAATTTGTAACTTTGAGGTTGGCGACTTGGTGCGTTGCAATTTGACCAAGGACATCGGGGTTGTCCAGAAGGTAGACAAAGAATATTATGGTGCGAGGCAGGCTTTCAAAGTCTACGGGGCAAAGAGAGGGCAGGCAATCCACGGGGGCATGGTGAACGGCATCGGAGCCACAGAGCATGGTATCAGAGACAGGCTCCTCGTTCAGTGGACGACTGATTATACGAAAAGGCGAGTTCCAGACTGTGAAATGAAGCATTACGTTGAATCGAGGGATGTAAAGAATGTCAAAGAGATGTAAAGACAGGTGCCACTTCCTTGACTTCTCTCCATATCGTGATACATTGTATATGTAAGCGAAAGAACTTTGTAACTCTGCCCACTTGGAGGCTCATATGTCATGGAACGGAACCGTCACTTGTTCACACTGTTGGGAACGAGGACACAACAAGCGGGGTTGCCCCAAGCTGAAGGCTGAGATTGCAGAGCGTCGGGAGGAGAATCCAGAAGACTGGCGCGTTCGGATGTACGACCAGCGTCGTGAGGCTACTTCTCGCAAGGGTGAGAAGCGGAATTGCACCTACTGTGGCGAGCAGGGACACAACCGGCGAACCTGCGCCATTCTGAAGACGCACGTCGCTGCGCTCCAGAAGGCAGGCGTCGAGTGGCGTCGGAATGTCGTCTCCGCGCTGGAGAGTGCGTCACTGGGTGTCGGCTCCATCATCGTCGAAGAACGCTGGTCGAGCAAGACTCGCTACCTCGTCACTGGTATTGGGTGGGAGGGTGCGACCTATCTTTCTAAGGGTCGAGCGTTTCTGCGGGTGCGTGACCTCGCCCAACTTACAACCGGCGAGCGTGGTTGCAACCTGCCAGTGATGGCAGGGCTTGGGGGCAGCGCCTACTTCAACGAGAACCTGACCATCCTCGCGGCGAAAGGCGACATCTCGGTTCCCGCAGGCTGGGTTGAAGAGGGCATGACCGTGAAAGATGCGAAGGAAGAATTGAGAGAGCGTGAGTCTTGGATGTTCGAACGGCGCTTCCCAGAGGCAGCATCCCATTTGTAAACTGTGTGTCAAGGGTCCGATTCGGTCCTTGACTTCTTCCCCAGACGTGATACATTGTATATGTAAGCGGGAGATGTTCTCCCATTCTTCCTGACCCCTCCACGGAGTTTTCATCATGGCAACAATCGACTTCAAGACCTTCACTTCCATCGCTCCCCACGTCCTCGCGCAGAAGCTCCCCGTGATGCTTCGCGGTCGTCACGGTGTGGGCAAGTCCGAGGTGGTCTACCAGACCGCTCGCGACCTCGACCTCCCCGTCGTGGAGCGTCGTGCTTCACAGATGACCGAGGGTGACCTCATCGGTATGCCCGATGCTGACTCCACGATGACGGAGCAGGGCAATAAAGTAACTTCTTGGAACGCCCCTGACTGGCTCATCCAAGCGTGCGAGAACCCCGTCGTCCTCTTCTTGGACGAGGTGGACCGTGCGACTCCAGAGGTGCGTCAGGGCATCATGGAATTGACCGACTCCCGTAAGATTTACGGTCGTCATCTTCATCCTCAAACCCTGATTATCGCTGCTGTCAACGGTGGCGAGGAGTGCGGGTCGCAGTATCAGGTTGGCGAGTTGGACCCTGCCGAACTTGACCGCTGGTGGGTTGTCGATGTCGAGCCTACCGTCGAGGACTGGCTCGCATGGGCGAAGGACAACGTGGACTCCTTCGTCTGGGACTTCATCAACGGCAACCGTGGGCACTTGGAGCACACTGGTGAGTACGAGCCGAACAAGGTGTACCCTTCGCGTCGGTCTTGGAAGCGTCTGTCGGATACGATGACCACCGCAGGTCTGCTCGCAGACCCTCGTCAGGGTCTTGAGCCTCTCTTTGTCCTCGCGACTGGGTTCGTCGGGTTCGAAGGTGCGGTCGCTCTGCGTGACTTCGCCCAGAACTACGACCGTCAGGTCACTGTCGAGGATGTTCTGACCCACGGCAAGGTCGAGAAGACCGCAGACTTCAGCGTCATCGAGCACGTCGCTCTGGTGGACAAGATGGATGCTGCCGAGGTGTTCCAAGCAGTGCTCACGACCGAGCAGGTTCAGAACCTCGCAGACTACTTTGTAACTATGCCTTCCGAGCCTGCGATGAAGTTGTGGGAGGTGCTGGGTCGTCAGGAGTGCAGTGACGAGAATGTCATGAACCTCCACGGTGCGACCTCATCGGGTGGTGTGTCTGTCGCAGACCACCTGACCATCATGCTGACTGGTGGGCTTGAGTAGTCAGCAGCGGGGGGGCATCGCGCCCCCTCGCCTTTCTTTTATTTGTAAGTTTCTCGCGGGAATTTTTTTCCCATCAACAACCAAGAGGTGCTCTATGCTTTCTGCAATTACTAACTATGTTCGACGACACGACATCGACTATGCCGATGTGATGATGATGACTCTGGCGTTCATGCTCATGCTCCCTGCCTTGACATTGGCAGGCTACGGTATCTACGCTTCCATTGGGTTTCTCGTCGGTTCCTGACATTATGTTTACACGCTTGGGGTGGACTTTCTGCCCCTCGCGTGATACATTGTATATGTAAGAAGGAGTTCTCATGACCACAAATTTTGACCTCAATCAACACACCGCTCGCCTCCTGCTCGACGAGCCTTTCTTTGCTGCGCTCTCGCGTCGGATGGACAAGCGAGTGCTCACCAGCATCCCGACCGCAGGCGTGAAGCTCAATGCCGACACCGCTCGTTACGAGTTGGTCTACAACCCCAAGTGGTTCGAAGAGTGCATCGCTCGTCGCGAGGAGATGGGCGACAAGGGTGCTGCTCGTTACCGCTGGGTCAAGGGCACGCTCATTCATGAGTTCATGCACATCGTCTTGGGTCACGTTGCTGGTCGTCTGCCTTCCGATGGCATGTCGATGGACTGGAACATCGCAGGCGACCTCGCTATCAACAGCGACCTCATGGGTGCCGATGGCGACCACATGCTGCCTCCAGAGTGCTGCTTCCCGACTGAGGGTCCGTTTGCTGACTTTGAGGCTGGGTTGTCTGCCGAGGCATATTATAAAATGATTCAGAAGAAGCGTGAGGAGGAAGAGGGCGAGTCTGACGAGGGCGAGTCGAGTGAGTCTGGTGAAGGCGAGGGCGAGGGTCAAGGTGGCGAAGGCGACGAGGATGGCGAGGGTCAGGGTTCTGGTTCTGGCGACAACGGTGAGCAGGGCGAGAGCGAGGGCGAAGGTTCTGGGTCCGGTGGTTCTGGTCAGGGTCAGTCCTTCGACGACCACTCCGGTTGGGGTGGCGAGGGTGCCGAGGACCAGCAGGCTCGCGAGATTGCGAACGAGCGCATGAAGGAAGACATCCGCAAGGCAGCAGAGGAAGCAGACAAGGCGGGTTCTTGGGGTACTTGCTCCGCACGCACCAAGCAGGACATCAAAGAGATGCTCCGCACGACCGTTGACTGGCGAGCAGTCCTTCGCTACTTCTGTCGCACGACCGTCAAGGCGAACAAGCGAAACACGGTTCGTCGTCTCAACAAGCGTTACCCCTTCATCCACAGTGGCAACAAGGTGACACGCTACGCTCGCCTCGCGGTCAGCATCGACCAGTCTGGGTCCGTCTCCGACTCGATGCTCTCTGCCTTCTATGCCGAGTTGAACAAACTTTCTAAGTTTGTGGAATTCACGGTCATCCCCTTCGACGACCAAGTGTTCGAAGATGGTGTCCACGTCTGGAAGAAGGGTGCTCGTTTCGACAAGAAGCGTTACTGCTGCGGTGGCACCAACTTCGACGCACCGACCAAGTTCGTCAACGATGGCAACTTCGACGGTCACATCGTGCTGACCGACATGTACGCGCCTAAGCCTGTGTCGTCACGTTGCCCACGCATCTGGATGACCGACCGTCACGGTGCCTCGTATCCCTACTTCAAGACCAACGAGCGGGTCATCGCAGTGGAGGACAAATGAGCGACATTTGTAACCTCAAGGCGGGCGACCTCGTTCGTATCTCGCCCATCACTTCCGACCTCACCCTCGACTGGCAAAAGAGGGTGGGTTTGGTTCTCAAGGAGGATGTCTATCCGCCCGAACGCTATCTCTCTCCACCACCACATGTAGCAAGATGGACTTGTAACTTTGGTGGTGAGATTCGAAGTGTTTCAGAAAGTTGTTTGGAGAAAGTACAATGATTGAAATGATTCAAATTCCCGTGCCCCTGCTCATTGGTGTGCTTGGCGTCTTGGTTGGTTATTGCTTTGGCGTGATGGAGAACCGATGAAAGCAGGTGACTTGGTAAAGATTAAAGGCACCAGTATGGTGCATCTCGTCATGCGGGTTGATGTCCTTGAGAGCCACGATGGGGTTCAGCGTTGGGTCACCTTGCATGGTCAACCTGTGCCATATAAAGATAGCAAAGTGGAGGTAGTCAATGCAAGTCGGTGACTTGGTAAGGTGCCCGCACGTCACCGTATCGCACAAGTGGAGTTACGCAGGGGAATTAGGTTTATTCCTTGGGTACGAAAGCAGCAAGCACCACAGTTATGTTTTGGTGAGGGGAGAAAAGTTAATGTTTCTCACCAGAGAGTTGGAGAAGGTCAATGAAGGCACAAAGTAAATATTCATTCAAGGTGGGCGACCTCATAAGGAACAAGAACACGGGCAGGTTCAGCATCGTGATTGAAGTGCTTTCTAACTTTGCAGGAGGCGAACGCTTCATCGAGTATGGGACACCGAACCAGTTATGGCTCTCTTTGGGTGACACATGGACAAAGGTGACAAGATGAAAGTAGGTGACTTGGTGAGAGGTACTCCAGCCACATCGCCCGAATACGGCACGATGAGTGTTGGCATTATTGTGGGCATCAATCCGCTTGATGGGCGAATAATGGTACAGTGGAGTGATATGCCAAAACCCTATCCCGAACCTCGTCATTATTTGAAGGTGCTCAATGCAAGTCGGTGACTTGGTTCGTGGCTTAGGCTATAGGCAACCGTATGGAATTGTCCAAGAGGTAAAGAAAGGTGGTTGGGTTGTGATTCACTTCTTTGAGAAGGTTGCACCTTGGGTTGGCAGAGGACACCAAATTAGTTTCCCGATGGAAGTGGCAGAGAGGAAGTATAAAGTTATCTCATCCAAAACAGAAAAGGGTCGAGGACATGAAAATTAAAAAGATACCAACAGAGTATAAGAGAGGAGACTTGGTAAAGCACAAGTCATTCATATACTTCAGTGAGAGAGGAGAGTTAGGTATAGTCTTAGGAGCAGAGAAGAGAGAGAACCCTATCCTGTTAAGCCAAGAAGAATTGTTTGAATGGGTAGAGGTGTATATGCTTGTAGGAAAGACAGTCCTAACCCTTCCAGCTACGTCCTTATGTAAGGTGGGAGAGAGTGGAGGAGAATGGTTTGAAGTGGGTTTCGGTGATACCGAAGTGGATTATTATTCCAATCCAGAGATGCTTTGTATAGAGTAAAGAGAGAGAGGGTAGAAAGGGGAAGTATCAAGTCGATTTTCTATGGTTTGTCAAGGACAATTATTTGTTTGACAAGTAAGGCATAACCGGCTATATTAGAGGGAAGGAAACATGTCTAAGTTCGATAAATTCATTGGTTCACTACTGCTGCTTTGCTATTCTGGCTTGCTCTGGATGTTTAGCTTTTGCGGTGGGTATATTCACGCTTACTGGGGATGGCTATAATGGAGAGGGCAGGTAAACTGGTTAGGCATAACGTCACAAGAGACTGGGGCATAACCGTAGGGGATTCTGTGCTTCACTCTGGCAGGTTCTGGGTTCACTGGTTGACCAACCAATTTGATGATGGCATGACTGTTACTGAAGAACCCTCGACAGACATTCAATTTGTAACTACCCACGAGAAGGAGAGAACATGGAAGATATAACCAAAGGAACTACCGTTGTCCACAAAGACCCACAAGGTCCGAGGGGAAAAGGAATGGTAACTTCAGCAGACCAATGGTCCGTCAGGGTCAAGTGGGATAGTGGACGCTCTGGCGTCTATCACCCTCGCATACTAATTGCAGTGGCAGGCGAGGAACAACGCAAGCGAACCAAGTGGCATATGAAAAGATGCCGAGGACATAAAAAATAAAAAGGTATAAACTCCAGTAAGGGAGAGAGAGTAATAGTATAAGAGAGAGAAGGGGAAGAAGGGGAATACATTTGTAACAATTGCTCGAATACATTGCGTACAATAAAATGTATAAAGAACACCAAAGGGGTACCCCCCCTCCCCCCCTACCCCCCTACCCACCGGAAAGTAAGTACCACGCAGGCTGGTTGGACAAGCCCACCCCAGATACACGCGTTATATCGCCAAGTAATTTTGGAGTTTTAGATTGCCCAAAAAATAGCCAGAAAAAATTTGCCAGTTTTAGGGTGGCGTGTTACAATATAGATACCAGCAAAAGGGGGCGTATGAACAAGCATGAGCATAACGACGATGGCACAACAGTGATATTCATTGAGAGCAAGACACACGGCAACAAAGAGGCTATTATCGACACAGAAGATTGGGATAGGGTGAAAGCCTACAATTGGAGTCTGTCAACGCCGAAGAAGAATGGAAACTGTTATGCCAAGACTCAAATAAATCATCCAGATGGTGATTGGATTCCCTGCAAGACAGATGGGAGAAGGAGAAGAAAGACGGTGCTGCAAATGCATCATCTTATTTTAGGCAAGCCAGCCAAGAAAAAACAAACAGACCATATAGATGGCAACGGCTTGAATAATTGCAAGAGCAACCTACGCCATGTCACTCCAGCCGAGAACAGTTGGAACACTATCCATAAAAACAAAACAGGCTACAAGGGTGTTCGAAAATATAAGGTCGAAGTTTATAAGTATGGGTGCAAACTAGGGGGCAAACACGTTGCTAGTTGGTTCGACACTCCCAAAGAAGCAGCAATAGCATATGACAGGGCAGTCATAAGAGAGAGATCAATCGTAAACGCAGAGCGGCAGCTTAACTTCCCAGAGCGCTACGAAGAATACATGGCTGAGTTAACCAATGCCTGAACTAATCATCCACTCCCCCAAACACGGGGAACAAACTATATTTTATGATGCTGCTGAACTTTGAACAACCTTAAGTGGGCTCAAGGTTGGAAAAAAATATGCAAAAAATATCGCGGCGAGAACGCCGGTTTAAGCTGCTTTATGGGCTACGCACTCTATCCTCCATATGACACCCTCGACTGATGGCTTAACGCCGACTAGTTACTTCGTACCCACAGGAGGAATACTATGCGGCTATTTATTATTGCCTTGTTGGCGGGTTGTGTTGAGAGTTCTGACACAATCACTTATTCGAATGAACTAACTTTTCTTGCACCCCATGAGGGAGAACAAGAAGCGGTCTTGCAAGAGGCTTTGCATCCGATGGAGGAATCTTCTCCAGATGTCTTTATGCCTGATGAATTAAACTTCGATAGACCGGAGCGTCCCGAGAAGGAGATCGAAAAACCCGAGCCGGTCCCAACCCTCTCCACTGTTCAGACCGCTTTGGGATGGTATGGCATCAATGGTCTTGCCCTCTCCCATGACGGCAACACTGGAATGTTGGGCATGTCGGGTGGTAACTCCTGTGAGTATAACCCCGGTGGCTTCTTATCTGGTGCAGACTATAATAATCAGAGTTGCCCGGATATCCCTGTTGAGTATGATGAGCAAGGTCGGGTAATGTATCTGTGCGATGACGATATTGGCTTTTGGTCTCCCTCCTATGGCGACCAACATTATATTGTTCCCGGCTTGGTTGCTGCCAAGGTCACAGCCGATGGTTTCGTGACTGTTGAGCAGTCCGAGATTTGTCAGGTTTCACGCCGAGATCACGCAGGTGGGGTTGCTTCTGTTGAGGTGCCCAGTAGCCTGTGTGCTGATGAGCCAATGATCTCTGTGAACGAATATGACGATATTATTTATCTTGCCAACGGTGATGTTTATGCTATTAGTGATATGGGCTATCGCCTGATTGCTGATGACGCCGGAGATATGGTTGCCTATGATGCTGCTCACAATACGGCAGTCGTTGCTTGGGAAGGCGGCACCACCCTCGGGGCTGTTGATAATTCGGGAACCCTTTTATGGCGCACCGAAGCAGAAGGCAACATTTATGATCTTGCCCCTGTTGGCGAAACAGGTGCTGTCTTTGCTCTCGTCTATGAAGATCTTTCTGCTCCCGGCTCTTTCGTTGCCTATGATGGGGCACAAGGTACTATCTGGGGTGATGGCATTGCATGGGATGGCATGTTTGACTTCTCTATTTCTCGGGATGCAACCAAGATGATTGCTTCTGCGAATGGTGCAATCTATACATACGAGATCGTCATAGAATAAAAAAATCCCGAAAAAAATAATCGACGTTTTTCCTTGCCTTTTGTCCTGTCCCGTGTTATAAACTATTTAAGGTATCGAGGTCAAAATGAAAGTATTATTTTTGCATGGGCTGGAATCAAAGCCGGGTGGCTCCAAAGCTGTCTATCTGGAAGATATGGGTTATGAAGTTTTAAACCCTGCTTTGCCGAAGAGCAGCTTTCCTGAGTCTGTTTCTATCGCGCAACAAGTCATCGATGATGAGCAACCGGACGTTATTGTTGGCTCTTCTCGCGGCGGTGCAGTGGCAATGGCTGTGAATCCTCACGGTGCTCGGCTTGTTCTTGTCGCACCTGCATGGAGAAATTATGGCATTCCTCCAACCGTGCCCTCTGATACAATTGTTATCCACTCACCTGCGGATGACATTATTCCTTTCGAGGATTCTCGGGAGCTTGAGGGAGCTTCAGCGGTTATACCTATCGGTGCGGACCACCGTATGTTTGATCCAGAAGCTCTCACAGCAATTGGAAGAGCCGTTCAAGGCGGATTTTAAAGGAGATAGAATATGGCAGCACCACCATTAGGGGTCGTTATGAGTCATGTAAGCCCACACGGATTTACAGCTTCTAACGCATTTCACATTGTTCGAACATTGGAGCTTAACAATTCTAGCGTGACCAATAACGTTACAGCAGAAATTGACATCTTCAATAGCAAGACAGACTACGACAATGACAAAGACCCTATTGATAGTATTCAATTTATTTTTACCCACACTCGAAACACCGCCAGAGCAACTCAAGGAGACATTCTTTCGCAGTGTTATACAGCCCTAAAAGCTTCGTCTGATGCTGGGGGGAGGGTTGATTATGCTAGGGGTAGTCCCGTTGACCAAACAGACAGTCGTTAAAGGAGACGAAATGACTTTTTTGGATATGCTCTTTGTAGGAGGGCTTATGTTACTTTCCTACTATGTCGGATATAGTTTCGGCTTTCATGATTTCGGCAACAAGTGATGCTTAGACCTTCAGATTGCGTGGGGAAAACCCCCATGATTGGAGTTGGCAAAAAAATATTTGCCAAATTTGAAACTTATAATCCTTCGGGAAGCGTGAAGGACCGAATTGCTGCATATATCATTAACAGCGCAGAGGAACTTGGTCTCATAGAGACCGGTGACACACTCGTTGAAGCAACCAGTGGAAACACTGGTATTGCTTTTGCTCTGATTGCGGCAGAGAGAGGCTATAAAATGAAAATTATTATGCCCTCTAACATGTCAGAAGAAAGAAAATCTATGATGCGTACACTCGGTGCGGAACTAATCGAGGTTGAAGCTGGCGATTTTGATGGGGCTATTGCTCTTCGTGATAAACTGGCTGAAGAAAACGGCTGGTTTAACACCAATCAGTTTCATAACCCTCTCAATATTCAGTGTCATGCTTTGACAACTGGTGCTGAGATCGTTGAGTTTTTGAGGGAGAACGACTTAAAGCCCTCAGCGTTTGTTTCTGGGACCGGTACGGGCGGCACAATCATGGGCGTGGCAAAAACTTTGCGTGCTTTTTATCCTGATGTCAAAATTGTTGCCATTGAACCTGCCGAATCTGCTGTCATGAGCGGAGGAGAGCCGGGATTGCATGGCATTCAGGGCATCGGTGATGGCTCAAAGTTCTTGGTGGACCTCGACAAAGTGGATGAAATCATCACAGTTCCCACGGAAGTGGCGAAAGAACGCGCTCGGCAACTAATTAAGAATAGCGGCATTCTTGTTGGCATTAGTTCTGGAGCGAATGTTTATGCTGCTGAACAATGGGAGTCACAGAACAATCCAGATGGTGTGATCATCACCATGCTGTGCGACAGAGGAGAGCGTTATTTAAGCTGCATTTGAGGTTATATGAGTATCATCTTGTACCAGAAGCCCCTTGACGGAATGAGTCTTTTGTGTGTGGAAGACATTGGAGTTCTGAAGGCTGGGATGATCGTTTACTGCTTTCATGATGACGCTCCAGATGGCTTCTTTTGGGTGATTACGGGTAGACCTGTTTGCGGAGTCACTCAGTTCAAATACACTCAGGGGTGCAAAAAATATTTTAAGGTCCTCCGATAGAAAAAATGTGGTTTTGTCAGTGTGTAGACTCTAATTATAAAGGAAAAAAGGGGGTACCATGATATGGAATCAATCATCGAAGGTCTTGCACAGTATGGTCCCTTGGGATTGTGGACCGCTTCGCTACTGTGGATGAACTGGCAACAGCGAAAAGACATGAAAGAGGAAGAAAAAGCCTCAAAAGAGATTCTTCACTACCATCAAGAGCAAATTGTGCAGAAATTGACAGAACAAGAGCACCTTTTGCAGAAGGCTATTGAGAAAATTGATGGTGGCTTAAGCGATATGCGACAAAAATATGCCGAGGATCGCATCCGCCACATGAAAAACCAATAAAGATTGCGTCAAAACGTGACTATTTAAGTTCGAAGTGCGTAATTTAATTGCAAAATATAAAGATATTCTCGTCTACTACGATTATCAGCCGCTTTTGTTGTTCTGGAGCGTCTCTGACCTTTTCAATAATCAGGTTTTGTGGACAAATTTATCTTTTTGGCAAGAAGCGGGTCAACCAGACACCTACTTTGTGTACTGGGCATACCTGATTATCAGTTTGGGACTGCTTACCACCCTCCACAGGGTGGAATGGTGTGTAAAATTTGTTGCAGCATACCTTATGATGCATATTTTTTCCACAATTCGCTTCTTGGTTGACCTATATTCGACTCCTGATCTGGAATTCGAACTAGTTATTGTTAGAAATCTGACAATTACGTTCGTTTATTTCATTTTATGGCTATGGATTTACGCAAAAATGAAAAAAGAGGCTTTACACAAGAAGATAAATGGATAATGCAACGATCACAGCCATTGTTACCTGCATAGTCACAGGACTTTTGTCTGCCGGAGGGTGGAAATTCTATGAAGCGGTCCTAAGAACCCGTGCAGAACAAAGAAAAGAGGCAAAAAACGAAAGATTAGCGTATCGAGAAGACCTTATGCGCCGTGTTGACAAGTTAGAGGCAGAAAGAGAGATCTGTATGAAGGCTGTCACCATCTTGAAGACCGACGTAGCCGCTATGAAAGTCGAATTGAACTATGTCAAGAGAGAAAACGAGTCTTTAAAGATACAATTGCAAAATAGATTCTGATATTGTCTCAAAAAGAGACTATTTATTCCAAAAGGACCTCCCCATGAAGCTATTAATTGAAAATTTCAGAAAATTTCTCAAAGAAGCCGAGGAAGAAGAAGAAATTGAGATCGAAATCGATGATGATCCCAATGTTTTGGACCTTTCTGGCGAACTTGACTCTGGTTTTTGTGAATTTAACCCCACAATCAACCAATATGCCCAATCTTCACCAGAAGGGATGGCAGAAATGCTTATTTTTGTCGTTGCAACGCAAAGATCGCGCTGGTATGACGTGGTTGAGAAATTTCCTATCCTCATGGCTTATATTCGTGAACACGACATGCTTTTGGACCCAAAACAGTCCAGCGTGGACGAAAAAGGAAAAAGATTTTACCATCTTCCCAAAACAATTGGCTCTCTGACCCTCGGATTCAGAAAAAATGCCATTCAATCCATCTGGGAGAACCGAGATTCCTTCTATGCAGACATTATGCCTGTCATCGACAAGTTTAATAACGCTGGAGGTAATACAATTGCTCAAGAAGAGGCGCAATTTGAAATTTATCTCAAGTTGATGACTGTTCCGGGGCTTGGTCTGCCCAAAGCTGCCTTTGCATCGCAATTGGTCATTGGACGCTTGGGCTGTATCGATTCTATCAACATGAATCTCTATAAGGGGCTCGACCCAGAAGGCAAATTGATCACAGTCAACGACAAAGGGCACCCAACATTCAAGACCCCCGGCAAAAAGAGGGACAAAGCCAGCGGAATTATAACTCTTACCAAGGGCGGCATCAAGTTGGCTGAGCGATATATTGATTTTCTCAAGCATATTGCTGAACTTACACAAACTGCTGACATCTCTAGGCAACTTTGGGACTCGTGGGTCGAAATGGTCGCTAAAAAGATCAATGTTGGCGGCGATTTGACAGTTATTTTACCAGATGGCGAAAAATATATTGTCCCCAATGATTATTCTCGCCGTCGAAGCAAAGAATATCTCGGAAAACGCGGGAAAGCCACAGGCAAAGGCGTCTCCGGTGAGCACGATCCCCGAACACTTTCAGAATCTCAGAGAATCTGGACTGAATATTTCTATCGAACAATTAAAGGATAGCCGTTATGAAAATCACAAAAGCAAAATTAAAACAAATCATTAAGGAAGAGCTAGAAGAAGGCGAATTCCCATACCCAGATGGCACTACACGCGACTATGACTGGAAGGTGGACGCGGAAATCGGAGACAAGCTCGTCAACGCGGTGATTGATTTACAGGAGTTGCGCGGCGATGCACATGTTATAAGGGTGCTTAGAACGATGGCTGATGACATTGAGATGGAGATGGCAAAGAAATGAAAATCACAAAAGCAAAACTGAAACAAGTCATCAAGGAAGAACTAGACGACCTGTTCGACCGCCCCAACGTTACTTTCACGAAAATAGGCGGCGCCGGTTCTAAGACTGACCTACCGTTTACTGTGGGCACCGATGAAGGCGTACCCGAAGAGGGTTCCGTGGCATACCATATCCAAGACGCTATTCAGATGCTCCAAGATGGAGGTGACGAGCCGGGAACGACCCACCTTGTTATCAGACGCTTAGAAGAAGCACTTGATGTGCTGGCAAATGATCCCGACTATAACCGCATTGACGACATGGATTGATCTGGTGAATTCACCAAGAGGGAACAAATGAAACTCCTATTCGAAAACTGGCGCAAATTCATGAAAGAGGAAAAAGTTGATCCTCGCATGAAAAAATATCTTGATGACCATCCATATATGGAGCCAGATGGTCTCCAAGAGAAAAAATGGGAAGATTATGGGATTGCCAAGGATGAATGGTTTACCGTGCCAGTCGAAGATATACGTCAAGCGGCGACGGAGCAAGGCGGCGACGTTAACATAGCGGGAGAGCTATTCAATCTTATTAATACTGCTTACAAGAGCATCGGAGGGCACATAAAACTCCAGAAGGCTCAAGATCTACCGGGCAAATACGACAATTATCTTGCACTGGATATTGATGGTGACCCGAAGCCTGATGTGTTGCGCATCAATAAGGGCAAGAAATTGGGTGCCGGTGGTCACGATGGTTCCCAAGAGGCTATTAAGAGATACATCAACAAGACCGCTGAAATGATGTTTGATGATGGGTTCTATGGCGAGGTTTCCAAAGGTCTAGCACATGTGCTGATTAAGTATCACGGCGTTCCTCCCGTAAATGACGAAGAAACAGTTCGCAAGACTCTTGGAAAAGAGATCGAATGGATCGGTCCTCACCCAGAGGGCAAATACGATGGCTACAATGGATGGTATACCCGAGACATTGGCGGCGAAAAACACATGAAGATCATGGTCGGAAAGCCCCAGACTGCGTAAAAAAATACGCAGAATGCGTAATCTGGAATGAATAGTGAATGTCCTCTCGGTGGGGCTTTTGAAGTTTCTGGGAGGTAGTTACCGGCAACACAAACTCATGTGTTAAGGAGGAAAATAATATGTTGGAAAGATTACAAACAGCCGGAACTTGGGTTAAGGGGCTCACAGATTTTTCTGTGTCTCTGCTCGCCCTCGCTGTTGTGCTTCAGGTGCTTTTCGGAGCAAGTGTGCCGTTCTTCCCTCTGGATGTTGTCGGTAGTGTTATCGACATTACTGCTCAGCTTGGAAGCGAAGGTCTCGTTGGTCTGGTTGCCCTTTGGGTGCTGATGACCATCATGAACAAGTAGGCTCCTTAACCGGGGGCAACGAAGGGCAGTGCATAACGCGCTGCCCTTTTTTTATTGCGTCTCTTATCATCTGGCTAGACTAATTAAGAATATGAAACTCCTACTTGAAAATTGGCGAGAGTTTGTGAAACTCAATGAAGCAGTCGATCCAGCTACAATTGAAAAGATTGAAGCAGCACTAGAGCAGGGCGGTGGTGAAAGTTATATTGTAGGAGGAGCAGTGCGAGATGAACTCCTGCCTGACACTCCCCCATCCAAAGATGTTGATTTCCTTGTGCGTGGCTTGTCACTCTCTGATATTGTTTCTGTTTTGTCTCCTCTCGGAAAAGTAAAAGAGGTAGGGCAAGCATTTGGGGTGGTGACTGCAACAATTGATGGAGAGGAATTTGACTTTGCCATTCCCAGAACCTCCGAAACAAAGACGGGCGAGAAACACACAGAGTTTGATGTGGAGACAGATCCCAATGCTCCTGTGGAGTCTGATTTGGGCAGAAGAGACTTTACCATCAATGCTCTCGCCAAAGACTCCGAAGGCAATATCATAGATTTGTTCGGAGGACAGGAAGACTTAAAAAATAAAATTATCAGAACCGTGGGAGATCCTAATGAGAGATTTAAAGAAGATCCCTTGAGAATGTTTCGTGCTATTCAGTTCGCCACTCGCTTTGGTTTCGCCATTGAGCCTGAAACTTTAGACGCCATCAAGAAAAATGTGGGAGATATTGGGTCGGTTGCAGGTGAACGCCTGTTTATGGAGCTTGCAAAGGCGTGGACGAAAGGCTCGGGCAACGCCCATATACTGGTTTCGCTCTTGAAGGAGACAGGAATCGGGAAAACAATATTTGGAGAAGATTTTAATCCCTACGCAATCGAGGTCGGGGGCAACAACCAAGACAAGACACTCGGCAACTTCATTGCGTTCTTTCTGGAAGGGGGCGACCACAATATGATGCGCCCCACCAACGAAATGGTTCAATATCTTGAACTTGCTCAGGAAGCAGCCGAGGATACAAAAGAAGTTTATGAGTATGGGGGCGGACAACGAGGGAGACTCCCCTTGATTGCTAGTGTTCTTCGGCAGGCTGGCATGACTCAGCAAGCCGACAAGATTGAAGAGGCATTACAGTTTCCTCTCTCTCCCAAGGAACTCGACATTAACGGCAGAGAGATGATGGAACTAGGATTCCGAGGACAACAGATAGGTGATGCTTTCAGAAAAGTTCTTGCTGCCATCCATAATCGACAACTGGACAATACTTATAACGATATCGTAGGATTTATTGGGCAATGAAACTCATACTTGAAAACTGGAACAAGTTTATCAACGAAAACAAAAGTTGGCGTGATACATCGTGGGAAACCGACGAAGAAAAGGTCACACTCGGTGAGATTGATGACTTCTTGGGTAATAAAACAGTTGATCTTAATGTTTTAGAACTTTCTAATCAGATACCTCCTCTTCCAACACGCGGTGAAGAGCGAGTTAAAGCAGCAAGTTTAGAGTTTCCTATCATAGTTGTAAGAAAAGGTGGCGAGTTTAAGTATGTCTTAGACGGCAACCATCGACTACAAAAGGCTATCAACCAAAAGGTTGAGACGATAAAAGCAAAGATTTTAGATCTGGATAATCCAGATACACCCAAAATATTCAAGAGAATGTTCGGAGGAGTAGAATGAAGCTCCTACTTGAAAATTGGCGCGATCATCTGTCCGAGATCTCCCTTGGGACCGATATGGCTAAACATATCGAGTATACAGGGCTTGTCCTCAACGATTTGGGTCACCGAGCCTTGGTTCCGTATGCCCCAGAGGGCTGGACGCCCATTGCACACCACATGACCATCATCAGCCCTCCAGAAATGAAGAGAAGGCTACCTTCTCGCTGGCTTGGGACTGGTTTATGCGTCAAAGTTGTGGGTATCGCTTTAAACGACCGCGTAGCAAGCGCTCTAGTGGACCTAGAAGGCGTTGCACTTCCGATGAGGGGTCCCAACCACCCTCATATTACGATAGCTACAAACCCCCTTGTAGAAGCGAAAAGTATGGAGTCAAATGACTTCCAAATAAGCGACTATGAACCCATAGAGCCTATAAATGTTTGCGGCACAATAAGAGAAATAGAAAAGTAGCCCCTATGTACTTATAGACATGCATAATAAGGGGGGCTTATGAATGCGTTGGGGGAATTTATTTTTTATTTTGGGGCTGTTAACAGCCTGCAAGAGTGACTATCACATTTCGGATCTGGTTGTCGATGCACCAGATGCACCACCCGTTGTTGAAACGACGATACCGGACAGAGATCCGCCGTTGATCGTCAATACCGAAACGGACCCAGAACCACCAGAGCTAACGGCTGAAATCGAGGTGACACCTGTTTTTCACGAGTTCGGAGACACTCTGTTGGAGTGTCCCATGGAGCTAATGATCGAGATTAAGAGTGTCGGAGGTCTCGACCTAATTGTGGACAAGCTTCACTACAGTGGTCCAGACGATTTGGCTATGAATGTGGACTATCTCGCCTACGGAGGGTTGCCGTGGATTTTGGTTCCCGGTGCCTCCGCTTTTATAAGCGTGGAATATATGCCCAACGAAGAAGATTATCACTTGGGCTATGTGACCGTGGATTCCAATGACCTAACTGACCCCTCTGTTATTATTGGGCAAGATGGAGAAGGCATTCGTGGGGGAGATGTTACTGACGAGTTTATCCAAGAGGAGCAGGTCATGCTGGATATTCTTTTTGTCATCGACAACTCTTGTTCGATGAGTGATGAACAAACCGAGTTAGCAAGCAATGCTGATCTTTTCATTAACCCCCTCTCGATAAGCGGGGCTGATTTCCATATCGGGGTCATAACAACAGATTCCACCATGTTGCGCGGAAACGTAATGACCCCTACGAGCCCCAGCCTATTGTTGGACTTCCAAAATGCAATTGTGGCTGGAACAAGTGGCAACGCGACCGAGAAAGGGCTGCAAATGGCAAGAGACGCTTTGTTGCCGGGGGGCACTGCTGGCTTGGGGAGCGTATTTTTCCGAGAGGCTGCAAATCTTGCGGTCATCATCGTTTCAGACGAGGATGATTTCTCTCTCGACCCTGTTACCAATTATGTCTCGGACATGATGGCGACCAAATCGTCAGGCACCCTTTTTAGCTTGCACTCTGTGGCTGGACTTTATCCTTCTTCGTCTTGTGCTGACCCTGCCGAGAGATATGACGAGGCTGTATTTCTATCTTCGGGTCAATTCTTCGATATTTGCACTTCGGATTGGGGCTACCAAGTTGAGCAATTAGCCGAGGACTCCTTGGTTCCTATTCTTCAGTATCTGTTGTCGGACGATCCTATCGTTGACAGCATCGAAGTTTACATCGACGGCTTTCTGATGACAGATGGCTGGTATTATGATCCGAGCACAAATTCTATAAACTTCGATGTTGACTATGCTCCTCTTGCCGACAGCCTTATAGAAGTCGATTATGGCATCTATGGAGAGTGTCCGTAAGCGATTGCACTTTTGCCCCCTATATACTTTAGGGGGGCGAATTTGTGGAGGATTACAATTATTTTGTCTATTTCGTTGGTATTTCGCATCCTGATGGTTTATTTGAACGAGGAGATTGCGGCGTTGGGCTTACAAGTTGTGGACCCGGTATACGCGACTGTCGTTACGGAACGATGTATGTAGTTCCTAGAAAACTGGTTTTTCATAGGCGACCAAGCGCCGATTATGTCAAGCGGTGTGCGATAAAATATTTTGGTCTAGAACTGACAAGGAAAAAAGTTGATCCTGAAGAGGAAATACAATGGGTCAAAACTATTTAAGACATGGCTACTACGACTAATGAATGGATATGGAAAATATTCACTGTTGTTCTCGGCGTTGTTGTCCTCCCTCTAGCTGGATGGGTTTGGAATGTAAACGTTGCCGTGGCGCAGTTGGAAAACGATCTTGGTGACGCAGAAGAAACTGTCGTTGCCCTTGAGCAAAAGGTGGAAGAAGCAGAGGCTAATAGCCGCGCAATCATCTCCATCGAAAAAGATATAGAGTATATGAAGGCTGCGTTGCAGCGTATTGAACAATTGGTGACGGCACAATGAGCAAATGGCTTTTGGTCCCCCTTATAGGGTCCACGACATTCTATCCTCCCTACCCCGTGGTTGAACCTGCTCCGCAAGAGCAGCAGGATTCTGCGGATGAAGATGTGGAGGATTGCAAAAAAGGTGTCGAGGGCTTGAGAAATGATGTTCTCGGTCTGGAACTGTTCTTGAAAGACAAGAGCGATCATCGCCTTTATTGCCCTCTTTTAAACTGGGAGCAGCCGACACTTGAGACTTACAAAGAAGACCCCAAGTCTCATTTGCCTGAAGAATGTACAAGGGATAAAATTTAATGAAAATCACAAAAGCACAACTTAAACAGATTATCAAGGAAGAACTTGCATCCGTGACGGAAAACACTGGACCAATGTTAAGCGTGGCAGTTGGTGACGAGATAGAGGGCTTAATAGGCAGGGTTACGAAAGCCTACAATACCACAGCCGACGAGGTTATCAGAGCAATCCAAGACAATATCCTCACACCCGCCCAGAAAAAAGCGATAGGAGCATAAAATGAAAATCACAAAAACACAGCTTAGAAATCTCATCAAGGAAGAACTTACAAAAGCTCAAGCAAAGAGAAAAAAAGAACTCGAAGATGAGCTAAAAGACCTAGAACACACTTGAATGAAGGAAGGAAGGCTGAGTTCAGCCTTACAAGAAAGATACGGAATCAAAAACCCAGTTGGCAAAGTGCTTTGGCACTCACTCAACGAGAGCGGTGAAATTGGCATCTATGACATGAAATTTGGAGACACAATTGTTAGAAACCTCTTAGCAGAAGACATAGAGCCAACTATCGAAGAGGGTCACAAGCATCCCGCAAAACGCGACGACGATAAGGATAGAACAAAATGAAAATCAGCAAAGCACAAGCAAAAAAACTTTTATATGAAGGCTTTGAGTCGAATGAAAGTGGCGAAGTACGCTTTGTAGCATCGGGACTCGAAGACCTCCTGTCTCAGTTACTGAATCAGATGAAAAAATTAGATTTAAGTATTGATTATCTTTCTGCTGCCTTTACGGGGGAAGATCCTCTGAATATTGGTCAGAGACAAGCCGTCTATGGAAGGGCAGCGGGTGTGCGTGGCAACCCAGCAGCCCTCGCAAAAGAAGCTTTGAAGAAAATTAATGTTTCAAAACTTGTAAAAGAAGCTCTAGAGGCTGATACTGCGTCGGAAGAAGAGTGGAAACCCATTCCTCCCGAAGAACTTCATGATGCTCTATCGGCATCTATTTATGATCTTTACAAGTATGTGAACGGCATTCGACCTCGCTGGATTAAGTTCGATGAGATGAGCGTCGAAGAGTTAGAAGAAATGCATCATAGCTTGACTGCCGAACTAGAGCAGCAGGCTCAAGATGAAGAAGCTCGTTCTTACAAGCCAGATTATGATCCATCGGAATATACCAGAGGACTTGAAGACCGCTATATTTCCGACCACGATGCTTATGAAGCCGAACAGGAGCTTATGATGACGCCCGAGAAAGGTGAAGAATTTCCACGGACGCAAGGAATGGGCGCACAACGCTCACATGCGGCAACCAAGGCGAGTTCTAGACCTCGCAAGCCTGTGACAAGGCGGGCGAAAAAAATTAGTGAGCAACTTGAAGAAATAATAAGAGAGGAGCTTCGCAATATCCGAGAGGGCAACCTTGGAATGGTTTTGCCCGTAGGTGATTTCTCCGATTTAAGCGACGAAGAACTCATAGATCGCCTTGAAGCCGAAGGAGCCGAAGACATGGCTCAGATAGGGTTTACCGGAAAAGGTAAGCGGGAGCTAGAAAATCGCGAAGAAGTGATCGAATTCCTAAGCACCCAAGACCCGTCCAGCTTGATGGAGAATGGCACGAAAGCCCCTTCCCAAAAGCAGAAAGGGTAAAACTAGTGCAGAACCTTTTTGAAAATTGGAGAGGTTTCCTCAACGAGAAGCTGATGCTCAAGCCCGGTCCTAACGGCTGGGACTTGTATGCTCAACTTGTTGCCGATGCTTATATGGCTGCTCCAAAATTTGAACAAAGGGCTGTTCCCAGTTTCGAAGCTATGGTTCCTTTTATCGAAAAGATGTTTAAACAGATTCAATCAAGAGTGGACGTGGAGTTCGTAGACTATCACCCATATGAATCGGCACAAGAACTGCGTGATGAAGTAAATACAACCGGCAAGATGAGAATCGCCACCATTGATGCTGATCACGACATCTTTGACGAAGTTACGAATGCCAAGTTTAGAGCCATCCACGATTATATGTCACATATTCAAGCAATTGGCTCAAGGGGGACAGAATTTACCTTGAGGGGCGAGTATGCAGCCTACAATGCACACTTAAAGACTTTACCCCCAGCAGCAGCACCAGCCTTGTTTACAGAAGTGGTTGGGCAGGTGAGCGTATATAATATGCTGGGGGACTTTGCCGAGCAAAAGATAGCACTTCTGGACGGTTTCGACTATTTTAACATTGGCGTTGTTGACGGCTACGACATAGTTAATAAGGAGCTTGTCAAAAAATGAATCTCTTATTCGAAAATTGGAATAAATTTCTATCCGAAGAAGCCCAATTGGAAAAAGGCGGTGAAAAGGGAACCATTTCCCTTCCGAGCTTTAAAATTTCAGAGAAGTGGGGTGAGCCGGGAACCGATGATCGTCAGATTATTGAAATGTTTACGTCCAAAATCAAAGGTAACACGCTGGGTGAAAAAATCGCATCTCTTCAGCAGTTTGTAAAAGATTGTGACGAAGCCTGTGTAGCCACCAAGGATATTCCTGAGATTCTCGGCAATCTTGTTTTTCTGGACTCTCTTGCATCTTTAATCTACGATTTTAACGATAAGACGGGCGGATTCTTATTCGAATCTATCTTGGCTGTGCTTTTAGGGGGTCAGGCTCGTCAGGTTCCCACACCGGGCGGGCGCTATCAAGCTATTGAAGATCTCCTCGACGCAGAAGGACAGCCCCTGAGTCTGAAGTTGCTGTTTGCGGGTCCCAAATATATCAAGGGCTCTTGGCAAAACTTGGAAACGGCAATTGAGAAATATCAGCAGCCAATAAAATATATTGTGGCGCTTAAAAATAGAGAGCACAAAACCGGAACTGTCGTGAGTATTGATTTCTATTCGTTTACGATAGGAAATAGGGAAGGCGGGTTTGCGGGAGATTTTGATTCGTATGATTTAAGCAGTGGAATTTATACGAGAGACATTGAAAAAGACGAGTATTTCTTGGGGACACTCGATTTAGGGTCCCGAGAGAACATTAAAAAGATTGCGCAAAAGTATGCCGACCAACTCGGTGACAATCTCACAGAGATCTATGACCAGATGGATAAGTTGTCACGAAACGTCAACACATATTTTCTGAACTCTCCAGACGCTAAGCAAGCGGCTTTAAAAGCTCAGAAGAACGCAACCACTCTCAAAAAAGACGTGGACGAATACGTTTAAGCTCGAAAGATTGCTAAATTACGACGTTTAGCGAATTATTGCTTTCCGTCCCCTATATAATAATAGGGGGATAAGATTATGGGGGTTTTAACTAGGCTAGTTCTAGTGTCTATGCTGTTTGGGTGTACGCCTGTTGATTGTGATATCGATACGCTTCCTACATTCGAAAGCATTGAACACGTTTCGCTGTTTAACAGCGGTTTGGAGCACCGAAGCAGAAATGCAGCGGTCAAGATTGCGTCTTTTGACGAATGGGGTAACAAGATAAGCGGAAGTGGCGCTTACGTCACCCACAAAGGGGAGCATTATATTTTAACTGCCGCTCATGTGGTGGACGGCTCTCCTACTGCGATGATAACGGGCAACAAAGAAATAATTATCGGTGAAGTAGTGTTCCTCGATTCTTATTCTGATGTTGCTTTGGTGTCGATTGCGGGCATGATGACGAAAGAGCCAGTTCGGTGGCGCGTTGCACGCCAACACAACATAGGAGACGAAATAATTTACAGCGGGTACCCAAACTCAATGGGTCTGCTTACGATTAAAGGGTATGTTGCTGGATATGATGGCTTCATGACCATTGTTCATTCCTATATTTGGAAGGGGGCGTCTGGCTCTCTAGTTCTCGATAGGCACGGAAAGATTGTCGGAGTTGTTTCAGCGGTAAGCGTTGGAACAGATCTTACAAATCTTCCTACCATTATCGAGGATGTTGGGTTGATTGTGCCGGTTAGCGCAGTGGAGGAATTTTTAAAATCGCAAAAGTAAGCAACGAAATCATTCCTTGCAGTTTATAGAAATCAAAACTATTTAACTGTAAAGGGTCCATCTGTATGCAAGAAATCTTCAATGAGTGGAGAAAATTCGTTCTCCTCACCGAAATATCTTTTGAACAAGCGGTAGATCGTATGGAGAATTCCAAGGTTTTGCGCAGCTTTATCAAGAATCGTGCATGGGATCCAGAATCCAGAACGCTCAAGCTCTCAAAAAACGAAATAGAGTATAAGGCGGATTTGATCGCCAAAGCTTTGTTACACATGGTTCCTGATGACCTCGACGACAACCAAAGAGGCACTGCTCTCGAATGGATCTTATCAAGAGGACTAAAAGATAAGGAAATTGCAGATACACTGTGGGATCCCAAAGTTTCTGACTCTCTTGGAATCACCAGACACTATCTCGAACTCTATTTTCAGTGGCATCGGTTCATGGAGAAGAAAGACATCTTCACCATACACACTTTGGACGATCTCCTGAACGTTTATGCCGAGGCAGAACCCAAAATAAAGGCATACCAAGCCGAGAAGAAATATATGGATGCCGAAGAGGGCACCGAAGTCTTTCGGGACGATGAAGAATGGAAAATTTATGCCATCCACAATAAAGGCGCAGCCTGTGAGCTTGGAAAAGGTACTGAATGGTGTACTGCCGCTCCCGGCTTGGATTATTTCGAGCAATATTACGAAGAAGAAGATCCACTGTTTTATTTCGAGCACAAAGAGAGTGGATCAAGATATCAATTTCATTTTGGCTCTGAACAGTTTATGGATGAGGATGATTGGAGCGTTGAGTCTGAGCAAGCCACTAAATTGGTAGACATGCTAATCGCCACTGGAGCAGCGGAAAAATATGATGTTATCAACGACTGGAAAAAACGAGAACGCGCAGAGAACTCAACTGACCCCGAAGAATTAAAGCAGTTGGCAAAAGAGTCTCTGCTCCAAGCATCAATCGCCATTGACGATGATGGCGTGCTGACAAACATTGCTGGCAATCAGAACACCCCAAGCAGCGTCTTATATGACTTGATAGTGCATTATCATGGAAGCAACCCTACTCAGATATGGCGAAACATTGCCACTAACCCCAGCGCAGAAGAAGGTATTCACATGACGTTGGCAGATGTCGATGAAGGCGATGAAGATGGAACCGTTCGACACACACTGGGGGCTCGGACCAAGTACCCGAAAGTATTGGCTAGGCTTGCATCCATGCCATTCGCGAGTGAAGATGGCGAACGAGACTCACATTGGAGTCTGCAAGAGTATATTCGCTCCGCTGTTGCCAAGAACGAAAACACCCCACCAGAAACGCTCGATAAACTTGGCAGTCTTAGCAGTGAAGAAGACGCAAATGGTTGGATTCGAATGGCTATTGCAAGAAATTTAGAAACTCCCTATAAAACGCTTGAAAAATTATCTAAACTTGCTGGCGATAATCGACCCAAAGGCAAATTCCGTGTTGGAGACTCTCCCGAGAAAATAGCTGCCGTAGCCGAGAAACATATGGAGCTTCAAAGAATTGGGGCTGGCACGCCGCCATCGATGTACCCGATATCGAGGTGGTAATCTTATCGCAAGGAGCAGACAATGGACAGCAAAATAAAATATAATTTGAATTCATCCCGACGTTACGGGTGGAAGCCTGATTGGTTTGGCGCAGATGACTACGACGAGAAGCTCGTTGAGAAAATTATGGAATTCCAGAGAAGCCTTGGTCTTTCGGCTGATGGTCTCTGTGGACCCTCGACTTATCGACGCATCTTCACTGATCGTCAAGCCAATATTGACGATTATGAGCCCAAAGGTGAGCACATCGTCTATAATGGCGAATTCTTTCCGATTGAATGGGATAAGGTGGTGACATGGGATGAGCCCGGTGGTCTGCGGATGAATAAGGGCACTTATACCGACTACTCAGGCAAAGAGCCTAGAGACATTTCAATGTTTGTCAATCACTGGGATGTTTGTCTGAGTTCCAAGTCGTGCGCCAGCGTCCTCAATAAGCGTAAAGTAAGTGTACATTTCTGCATCGACAATGACGGAACAATCTATCAACTTCTCGATATGCAACACAGAGCATGGCACGCAGGCAACAGCATAGTCAACACCAAGAGTGTTGGCGTCGAAATTAGTAACGCGTTCTACCCAAAGTACCAAGACTGGTATACGAAACGTTTTGGTCCTCGACCTGTCATCACTGATGCAATTGTACATGGAAAACCTCTCGAAACCCACCTTGGATTCTACCCAGTTCAGCTTGACGCTGCCAAGGCATTGTGGAAAGCCGTTTCCTTGGCTTGTAAGGTACCTCTCGTGGCTCCAATGGCTTCCGAGGGGTTGGACACTGGGGTAAATTACGAGGTCTACAAAGGGCGATTTAACGGCTTTTGTAATCACTACAATATAACGTCAAAAAAGATAGATTGCGCCGGTCTAGACTTAGCCAATATGCTGGAGGAGATTAAATGAGATACCCTTACACCAAAGCGTTTCTGGGAGGCGCGTTAATCAGTATTGTTCCTGCTTTTATTGTGACACTCTTGTCCAACTTAGTTCCGAGCACTCAGTCCCAGAACCTAGAAATGGTGAATGGTATTTTTGGAGCAGAAACTTATGGATTTTTACAGTATTTCATGTTATTCTGTATTATCGTGGTGGCTCCACTTATTGAAGAAGCCATCTTTCGAGGTGCTCTGTGGAATTTCATGTCGAGGTTCCTGAAAGAGAAAACAGTTTATATCGTCATCAGCATTCTTTTTGCTCTCATTCATGTGGACCTGTTACATGTCTTAGGCTTGTTGCCAATCTCTTTCCTTCTGGGGTGGTTCAAATATAAGACAGGCAACATTAAGGCTTCTCTTGTGTGTCATATGAGCAATAATCTGGTGGCTTGCATTATCATGATGGTGTAGCATGGAAAAGCTTTATGAAAATTGGAAGAAATTCTTGAACGAAGAAAAGACAATTGTGCCGACAAGGGATGAGATGATCGCAATCATCCGCGACAACCCAGACCAGAAGATGCACATTGATTTTCCCAAAGGCTCTATGAAGAAGTTTCGTGGAGAGCCAAAAGAACTATTATTCGATTACGGTGAGTGGTCAGAATTTATAAATCCTGCGGATGATATGGGCTGGGACTTTGTAATTGTCCCGAGTGCAGATCCTTCCCGCGACCTTGTTCCCGTTGGTCATGTGGCTTATAATGCCGAGATCAAAGCGAATGTGGGAAATGACAAAATAATTATTGCTCCCGGTGGTATTTATAGTGATGAGGATAGACAGATTATCGATGATTTTTATTCGACGATGAAAAGGTTCGATAATCCAGTATGGTATTAAGGCATGAAAAACTTTAGACTAGACGTAAAAAAGGCTATGGCGCAAAATCGTACAACGATGACAAGCGGCAGCAATATCACTTTCGCAAGTGCAAGCTTCATGACATCCGAGTCGGGGAGTGTCGTTAACCTATATTCTCCAATTTTAATCCCTGTCGCATCGGCATCCGCAATGCCAACACCAAATGAGGGAACAGGGTCTCTGTATGTGAAGGGGACAGATAATAATTTATATTACCAAGACGACCATGGTAATGAGGTTGACCTAACTGCTGGCGGTGGGAGTGGTGCCCCGACTGATGCTCAATATGTAACTCTTGCTGCTAACGGAAGCCTCTCAAACGAAAGAGTCTTGAGCGCTGGCGATGGTATGACGCTAACAGATAACGGCGCTGGCTCAACTGTCATTCTTACTGTAACTGGAAGTACAGATCTTGGAGAATTAACTGGCTCCAACATCTTGATTGATGGCTCAACTTCTGGGTCTATCAACTTTGTCAACGATGGGGTCATCTATATCCCAGATAATGATTCTACCGCCTTCTCTATTCAAGAAGCGACAAACCAATACATAAATTTCAACACAACGAACGGCTCTGAGGTGATTGCTTTCCTTGTGTCCCCGCGCATAAGAGACGATATAAAATTAAATTTTGGTAACGCTGATGATGCCCATATAGAATATGACGAAGACGGCTCAGACGCTCTCATAATCTCAGGCTCCTCAAACAACCAGAGCCTTGCACTTTCAGGATCACATATTTCGGCTTCCTGTGAAACCTTCACGATCTTGAACAATAATGACGGCGGTGATGCGAAGTTGAACTTTATTGCAGATCGGGGCGATGATGCAATAGAATTTGCCCATATCAAACAATACAATGGCGCCGCGTTTGAGATGAAGGGGCATTACATCGAACTAGCGGCAACCAAAGCTAACGGCGGAGTCGGGATCCCCGGTGTTGCACAAACAACCGGACATGTTCTTGATATCACTGCAAATAGCCTTACCACCGGGAGGGCTCTCCGTGTTACAAGCACAAGCACGGATAAAAGTGGGGACTCAGAGCTTGTCAAAATTCACTCTGATGGCGACAGGGGAGATGACTCAAACAAGCATGTTGGCTTGTTGGTCGATTTTGATTCCACTGCTGGAACAGCAGCGAGAGCCCTTAAGATAGACTCTGAACAGACGACAGGCGTTGTTTTCGAGCTTGACGCAGATCAGGTAACGACAGGCACTGCTCTTTCAATTAGTGCCGATGCAAGAACAACCGGTACAGCACTAGACATTTCAGATTCAAACACAAGCGACAGCGCAGGTAGCTTGGTCAAGATTACACAAACAGGCAACAGAGCAGGCTCCGCTGCAAGTTACGGCTTGTATATTGATTTCGATACAACAGCAAATACCTCTGCCAAAGCCTTGTATATCGACTCTGAACAGACGACAGGCACAGTTGTCAGTGTTGACGCTCGGCAGATTACGACAGGCTTCGGCATCTCGGCTGTCTTCAACGGTCGAACAACTGGTACAGGACTGTCCATCTCCGACACCGGAACAAGCGACAGCGCTGGCAGCTTGGTCAAGATAGTCCAAGACGGCGATAGAGCAGGTTCCGCCGCAAGTTACGGCTTGTATATTGATTTCGATACAACAGCAAATGCAGCCGCCAGAGCCCTTAAGATAGACTCTGAACAGACGACAGGCGTTGTTTTCGAGCTTGATGCTGATGCGGTAACGACAGGGACAGCCCTTGACATCACAGCCGACGCCCTCACAACAGGCGGTATCCTAAACCTTGTTTCTGACTCGTCAGACACTAACGCAAGAACATTAGTCACAGTCAAGAATGATAACACTGCTGCTGTCGGTACTGTTGTTATGCATCTTGTTAATGACGCCATCGGCGGGGATGACGATCCGATTCTATTAGTTGAGTCCACGGCAGCCGAAACAGAAGCACTTTTGGAGCTAAGAAACTCTAATGCCGCAACAGATAAACCACCAATTCTTAAATTTAATCGCTCGGATGCGACAGCTGAAGCGGACGATATGGACTTGGGAGCGATCAAGTTCGAGGGTCGATCCACCGGTCCTGTGGCCACATACGCGCAGATTGTGGCACGAGCCTCCGATGTTACACAAGACGATGAAGGCGGCTTACTTAGGTTCTTAGTCATGTGCCGCGGCACCGAAACCAGCGCCGGGCAAATAAGTCTGCTGGATATCGGAGGCGAAGACGTTGCAAATTCAACGCCTTGTCAAGTTGTTGTCAACGAATCCGGCATCGACTGTGACTTCCGTGTTGAATCATATAACAATACACACATGCTCTTTGTTGATGCCGGGGATGATACAGTTACAATAGGTGCGGACGACGCGCTTCACAAGCAAGGCTTTGCAACCATTAATGATTTCAATGGAACAACGTTTGAAAGCCAATTAGCGGATGGAGAATACGGAAGCGCCGATATATTAAGATACTCTCCCGGTGCAAACGACACTTTAACTGCTGGACAAATATACTTCCTGCACACAGATGGCACTTGGGATTCAACCGATGCTGATGCCGTTGCAACAGGCGCAAGTCAAATGCTTGGCGTTGGACTTGGAGGGTCATCACAAACAGTTGGTGTATTGACCAAGGGCTTTATTAAAATCCCATCAACAGAAATACTAAACCTCCCCGGCTCAGGTGCTGTGGATGGTCTGCCACTCTATGTTTCGACAACAGCAGGACACTTTGACTTCACAGCACCTTCCGCAACAAATGATTTTGTTCGTATTGTTGGTTATGCCATCGATGATGATAGCAACGATGTTCTTGTCTACTTCGACCCAGACAAGACCCATGTGGTAATTGCGTAATGGGATACAAAGAGGCAAAAATAAATTTTTACCCCGATAGGATAACCTATATCGGGGACAAGCTAGAGGGTGTTGACGATAGCTTTTTTACAGACGATCCAGAGTACGACGCGGTTCATGAAGATCAAGAACTTATAATCATGATGTCATGGGAGGCTCCCGTCATGGAACGATCAGCCGCATTTATTTGCGAGAATGGAGGAGATATTCTGGAAATTGGCTTCGGCATGGGGATTGCTTCAGACTATATTCAGTCTCACAACCCGGACAGCCATACCATCATCGAACTCCATCCAGAGTTAGCTGAAAAAGCCAGAGAATGGGCTGCTGATAAGCCCAACGTAACGATAGTCGAAGGCGACTGGATTGAGGAGATAGCTGCACTTGGGCAATTTGATGGAATTTTCTTTGATACCTACGGTGCTTTCGGGCACTGGGAGCTTTTTGCTTCCTCGATAGTTGATAGTGTCAAAGAAGGGTGCCACGTTACTTTTTGGAACCCCACTGTTGAGGAAACGGGGGAATGGTGTGGATTTGGCGACTCTTACAACATCTCGTATGAACACATTGCTGTCGAGCCTGTACCGCGAGTCTATTATAACTCTCCCGTCTATATTATGCCCAAGGTGGTGATGTAATGGGCACACTCACAGCAGCATCTAATGATGGATATGTTCGATCAGCCGCATCCGGTCGAACTTTCTGGGCAGATGCCCGTGATGCCACCACTGGCGCCGCCGCGTCATCGACGCTGACCAGATCTAATATCGCAACGGGTGTACGAAGGGTGGGCACGGCTTGCAACGTTATACGTTCATTCTACTATTTTGATTGCAGCGGAATTTCAGCTACAGTCGCCTCAGCAACCCTAAAGATTTATGGCTACAGCAACAACAGCGCCGATGTTATAATTGTCAAAGCTTCTGCCCCGAACACAGATGGCAGCACTGCCTTGACAACCGCAGACTTTGATGCTATTCCGGGCTTTTCTGCTGGCGCAAGCATGAGTGGCAATGTTACTGATTATTCATCCGAAGTGACCACTTGGAGCACCAGCGGCTACAATGACATAACTCTTAACGCACAAGCCTTATTGGATCTTAAAAACAACAGTGCTTTTCAAATATGCGTGGTAGAATATGACTATGATTATACGAACAGCAGCCCCGGTGTCGTTGCTGTATACGCAGGTCAGTATTATGAAGACTACTCGGGCACTGGCACAGATCCCATAATCGAATACACTTTGGCGACAGAGGTCTCCAAAATAGATGGCGTGTCGATAAGCAATATCACCAAAATTGACGCCATTGCAAAAGCAAATATAGCCAGCATTAATGGCGTTGATTTACCATAATGAGAGTGTTTTAGTGTTTTTGAATCCTAGTTATTTTACATAGTGCGGGGTACAACATATGATTTTGAGTTATCTCATGGAAACTACAGGCAGCGCAGATACAGAACCATTTCCATATCAGATGATTAGTGGGTCAGGAATGGATTGGTTTTATGACCCAGTAACCCGAACAATGGTAGAATCTCCTCGTGGAATTGAGATTGTGCAGATATCAGAAGATACAGACCATAAAGGCAGGGTTTTAGTGAGGGCGCCCTTCCAGTTTTTAATGATTCCCGAAGAGGAAGTGGTTGATCTGGGCTTTAATTAATTTGAGATACTTTTTAAGTCTTTAAGGTACTATTTATACTGTATTGGAGACTTAAAATATGAAACTCTCACAAGAATTTATTCGAGAAATGATACGAGCTACCATTTCTGAAGAAGAATTAGAGCTTGGTATTGACGAGCCGGAGCCTCCCGCCGCCGAAGAGATACAGCAACAAAATATCGAGGCGTTGGAACGAATATCGGCAGAGTTAGAGGGAATGCGTGATCAGATTATGGACATGGGTGAAATGCTTCGTGGAATCAACACGGAACTTGCCGGAGAAGAAATGAATATTACTGTAGCTATTGATGAGATGGTTGATAGTATCGATAAAACCGTAAAGGGGATGCAAAGTGAAGACACTGACTAAAGAATTTTTGATTGAAATGATTAACGAGTATACTGCATTGGGCTCTCCCGTTATAAGCAATGAACCAGTTGCAAAAGTTAGAAATTACGACCCACTCAATAAACTGGTGGAATTTGATGAACAAGCTGAAAGAATTATTGGTCTCTTACACGACTTGACCAAATCTATTCGTGATGGAATGAAAAGTGGAGCGATTAGTTCAAGTGACGGAGAAAAGATAAGAGATTTTCCTATGGCTAGAGTTCAACGCGCCCTCGATTATGTTTCTGCTACTATAGATGCACAAGTTGGTGAAGACGATTTGGATATGACAACTCCCGAGGTGTGATGTGATGATCGAGGATCGCTGGCGTTCGTTGGGGATGAATACGGCGAAAAAGTTTAAAGTGGGAGATTTGGTTAGTTGGAAATCATTAGGAGCGACAGAAGGCAAGGATTTTGGGGTAATAGTGGAGATATTAGAAGCAATGAGAGGGGGCAGAAATGTGGTACTTGCCAAAGTAGTTCGTTTCAGAGACAACATCACTGTTTCAATTCCAATAATGAGCCTCAAGAAAGTATCGGAGAGCAAAGCAGATGAAATATAAAGTCGTCAACAAATCAGATTCTCTGGATTATCAGCAGTTTAAGCCCATCCTTTCGAGTTTTTTAAAGTATGCTACCAACAGAATGGGATTCAAGAAGCCTCCTAGCCTTTTCTTTGTTTCCGACAAGGATAACGCCCAGTTACCACTTGGGAAGACAGCACACTACAGTCCAGACAGCATGGAAGTTACTGTTTACACTGATCAGCGTCACCCCAAAGATATCTTAAGGTCGCTGTCACACGAGTTAGTCCATCACAAGCAAAACTGTGACGGCGAGTTTGATAAAATGGGAGAAATGGGGGAAGGTTACGCACAAAACGATAAACATTTGCGTTCTATGGAAGAAGAAGCCTATTTAGAGGGCAACATGTGTTTCAGAGATTGGGAAGATACCCATAAAAAACAATTACAAGAGTCTAATTACTATTCTAGAGGAGATAGAAAAATGAAACTATTTGAATGGAAGAACGCTGAAATGGCAACTTTGATTCGGGAAAAATTTAATATTCCTGCTGCCAAAGTTGAAGAAGAGGCTGACAAAAACACTGGCATGTCTGGATATGAAGGCGACGACGAAGATGAGACCTATATGGGTCACATCAAGAAAGACGCTCTTGAGGAAGATAGTGGAGAAGAAGAGGGCGAACATTATGAGCGCAACGTCGAACATGACGATGACCATATCGCAGCCATTCGGCACCACCTTGATGCCTTAGAGCATGATCGCGACTATGACGAGAGGCACGTTGACGAAACTGTCTCAAGCCGGGAAGATCCACGAAATCGTAAGACTGGAGAAAATACCAATTTGCGACCAATGGAAGAGGCATCTGACGAAGGTGTTTCTCTGGATGAAGCCAAAATCCGTAAAGCTGTTCGTGAAGCATTAAAACAATTTGTATCCAAAAAGGGCTGAGGCTATGATGGATCTCGGCTCCATAACCCGAAAGTTTTTACTTGGCGAATCACGAGTCGCAGGGGTAGCATCTTATATCCAGAATCTTTCTGAGATTTTGGCTCAGGTGCGTCCACGATCTCGAACAGACGAAAGGCGTATGGACATGGCAAGGCAAAACTTGCGTGAAATTAAGCGTCACGTTCGCAAGCTGGAAGAGAAAATTACCCTTCTTGAAGAGCATATCGGAGTGTTGGAAGAAGAGAAGATAAAATGACCAATTTGCAGCAAACTCTTTTCAGTCTGGTAAAAGATCTCCTTTCTGAAGGCGGGAATGCGGCAGATTCTCTGATTCAGAAAAAACTGATTGATCATCCTGACAACATTGATCGACGGATGACTTACTCTAAGATTACAGATGCGGATTTATCGATGATCCTGCCGGAAAAGTACGGAACTTTCCCCGATGTTGATGATCAGACGTATTTGGGAAAAATTTTATATCTCCTCGGTCAAAAAGACCTCCTTGATACGTCTGTTCCTCCTCGCTTTCAGGTTGGCTCTACACGACTTGCAGCCCTTAAACAGTATGGCGCTGATGTCGTTGCTACAGATGAGTTCGAGACTGCCGATATCATCAATATGGCATCAAATAAGAAGACTGATTATGGAGACCTTGACATTGACGTGGTTTTCAAGGCTCCGGCGAAAGAGATTGCTGCCGCCATTGAGGAAATCGATTCCTCTGTGTATGCAACCAAGCTGGGAAAGGACGAGATTCATATTGCTGTGAGGGCGGGAAACCGAGTCTTTCAAGTGGATCTGTTGGATGTAGCCAATAACCGCGCCACAAAAGAGTTCTTTCAGAAAAGCAGTTTTATTGACCTCGCGTCTCATGTTAAAGGCGCCTTTTCAATAATTTTGCTTCGCGCATCCGCTGCTGCAATGGAATTAGAGCAAAATGACGCCTTTGAGGCTATTTTGGACTCTGCGCAAGACAATCCTGATACAGAATTCGCTAAAATGCTTCAAAAGCAAGAAAAGCTGGGATGGAAGCCGGTTGGCGCTCGCTTTTCTCTCGGCGAGCGCGGCTTGAAACTCGTTCTAGACCTTCGAAAGCCGAAAAGAAACGATCCCGATAAAATGTCTCGAAAAAGCATTAACGTTGAGTCTGAAGCAAGGATTGGTTTCGAAAATCTCGATAATTTGGCACGCACAATTTTAAATCACCCTGAAGCTTCTGGGTCAACCATATATCATGCTTCACAGTTAGCAGAATTCATCGGAACGCACAAAAGCGGGGGCGACAGGGACAATATTTGGGACAAGTTTGTTGAAAGTGCCGAAATGAACCTTAAAAACAGTATTTCCAGAGAAGAATATGATCTTGGAATGAAAGCCCTTGGCAAGCTCATGAAGAAGACGTGGGAGCCTGTTAAAGTTGAGGAACCCCTTCAGGAAGCGAGAGCAGGTATCGGTCGATTCTCGGGAAAAAACAAATTTAACCGCAAGACAGCCTTTGATGTTCTGCGGACGCTTGTGGATGAGACCAATAACGAAGGCAAAGTTGCTTTTGACATCGATTTTGATGAAGTCTCATCCGTTGATTTGGTTGAGAAGATGGATTCGATGTTCTGTCATTTTGGTCTCGACAAAAAAGGCACCTTTTTCATGGAGTCCAGCAACAGTGGACCCGTTTATGCGAAAAACGTTGAGAAAAGATTTGGTTTTAACTCCGATTTGCTCGAATCCTTCAAGTATCTTCAAGGTGACGCAAACTTTCAGGAATCGCTTAAGGATATCTTTGAAAGAGTGGGACCATTCCGATATGACGCAGAGTTGTTCCCGGTCTTGACCCATAAGGGCAATGCCGAAGGGAATATCATCTTTGTTGGGACCCCATACGCAAAAGACAAGCTTGGGACCAAAGGAGCCTTTGTGCTTTTTAATTGCAAGCTCTGGAATTCAGATCGACAGAACTGGTACAATGTTACCCCCGATCAAAATAACGAATTAACAAGCCTCCTTAAATACGAGTCTGTGCAAACTGGCTGGGCAAGTGAGTGGCGAGTATACACGAACAACGAAGACATGAAAATGGGCGGTGTATTTCACGTCGATATCGGCAAAACCTTGGCAAACTACCTTAAGGATAAATCCAGTTTTGAGAAAGGGTTAGAGTTGGTGTCGAGCCGTAAGGGATCTCCCGAGAAGAGAGAACTTGTTGCCGAATTGGATCGCGTAGGTCAAGCCTTGCAGGATGCCCTTAATGGGTTTGCGAATGAGGCATCATCCAACTTGGGTGGCGAAGACTCATATATCGAAGGCGTTGTGCTGAAAATCAAGAAAGTCAATGGTGATGTGTATGAAGTCAAAGGCACCTCGGACATGTTCGATGAACGAAAGAATTTCTTCTGGGAAGATCGCGTAAAAGTTCTCAACCTTGAGAAAGCACTTGAAAATCACTTTGCCAAAGATATCCTTGGGACCAAAACGGTCCAGCCAGCAGCTTTAAACCGTGCCATTCGAGCAGCGGCTGAAGAATTTATTCCGACAAAAGGCGGTGCTCAACGCAAGGTGGAGTTCTTGGAGTTTCTCGTCCCTTATTTGGTCGAGGGCACAATAAACTTCGATGAAACGAAAGCCGAGGCTAAAAAGGCAATAAAAACTTTTGTCTCTCAGCTTAAATCCGATAAAGCCGAGTTTAAAAAGAACGCTTCCAAGCTTGATGCTGATTCAGTGCGAAAAACAAAGGAATTCTATGCCCAGATCGAAAAAAAGATAGCTGCGCTTAAAGAGGCTGCAAACAGCGAACTAAGTGGCAAAGCCTACTACATCAATCTCCTAAACGCTGTACTTGGATTCCGTGTTGACCGCATTGTAAACTTCGAAACTGGAACTGGTCGAGATCCCAGAGATGATTTTAGAAAGAGGGTGATCATCTGGAATGGTCGAGCCCAGCCTTGGCACCTTGGTCACGATGCAATGGTCAAGAAAGGCAAGAAAGCGCTTGCTGATACTGGTGCAGATGCAATATATATTATGCTCGTCAAAGGAGCCGGAACAAGTAAAGATAAAACCGAAAACCCTCTTAGCGAAAAAGAGCAGTATGATTTGGTTTCAGCAATCTATGAAGGCGACCCCGAAGTGATCGTAGCTGATAAATTTCCAAAGAGCGGATACATCGTGGATCTGATGGAAGACTTACACGATAAAGGATACAAGGTGGCTGGGTGGCTCGCAGGAGCCGACCGAATCGGTGAATACATGAAGACACTTCGGTCGTTTAGTCCGAGCCTCTATCTTGAAGACCACGATTATTCCCCCATTGATAAAGATGAGAACGGTGATGTTCTCGTCAAGTTGATCGAAACTCCTCGACTGATGAGCGGAACTCAAGCAAGAGAAACTGCTTTACAGTCTGACTTCGAAACTTGGTATTCCAATATAGCTCCTGAAGATACTCCTGTCAAGGCAAAAAATCAATATAAGATTGCCTATGATGAAATTCGTGATGCTGCGGGCATAGAACCTATCGAAGAAATTTCTTCAATGGGCGGAGGAAGCGTTGAAGGTGCTGTTGGTGCTCAGGGCGGTCCTTGGAACAACAAAGAGGTCGATAAAGACAACGAAGAAGAAAAGAAACGCTCACAACTTGACATGAAAGGTGCTCTTATTCAGCAAGAAGTGATGATTAAGGAAGTTATGAACTATTTATTGAAAGATATTGGGAGTTCTGTATGATGAAAAGAGACGATCTGGTTCAAGAAATGCTTTTGCGTGAAAATATCCGCAAAATTATCAAAGTTGTAAAGACGCGCCAAAGGGAAGAGAAGTCTAAAGAGGTGATGGCTGAGCAGTTGCTTCGCAAAGCTATTCGCTCCATCCTTGTGGAAAAAGCTGCCGTACCTGACGAAATTCCCAATCGTTCTACAGGCATTAATGTTTTGGAAGACCTCCTGAAGAAAATTATTCCTGTTCTCGAAACCGATTTTAAGTCGCTGACAACAAGCGAAGAGCAGCGAGGGTCTTTCCGAGCACACATCCTTAATGGAATTCAAAATATCATTGCTGTGGCATCTACAAATGATCAAGCTGGAATTATGGTGAAGGAAGATATTGATATCAGCGTGGATGATGAGACTGACGATAGGTTTATTGACATTGACCCCGGAGGCGACGAAGAAATTGATCCCAAAGATGAGTTTTCTAGTGGTCTGGAAGGATCTGAGTTGGACCAAACTGGAAGAAACGTGGCTTTCAACGCATTCAAAAAGGTCGAACAAAATATCCTTGATGCTTACGAACTACTATCGGACGACGAGGACAAGAAAATATTTTATGACTATCTGCTCACAAACGTAAAACTTTACTTTGACAAGTTCGAAGATGAGCTTGCAAACGATGTCCCTGATATCACCACACCAGAATATGAAGAGGCTTCGGATGAAGAAGCTGCTGAAGATGTTGAAAGTGCCGAATTAGAAGACACGGAACTTTAATGTCTTGGAAGCGAAAGCGAACACATACGGGAACGACTAAAAATTATAATCTTTCCCGAAAACTGAGACAGGAAGGTCGTATAAGCGAGACCTTTGAGATAACACTGGCTAATCTGACACTTGAGGAGGTGATTGGCTTAAAGTTACAATTATCGTCACAGCCAGTAGGTAATCGCTTATACGGCTTTCCTCTCTGGTATGCTATGCCATACATAGTGCGAGATGCCCTTCTAAAGTTTGCTTGCTCAGCAACCAAAACCAAGGGAGAAGCTATGAGATTTCTTGGCTTAAGACCCAAAGACTTCAGAAACTTATCGAAAAAATACCATATTGAAGATTATTTTGAAGAATCTACTTGACAGACTTAAAATTCTTAGTTATGTTCTTAATCTAAGATATAATAAAGAAAATAAATAAACTCTTAATCAATCTTCTAATACTACTTAGTTGGAACTCAAGGGGTGAGTTCTTAGGAGAAAATTATGATGACGTTCATTAAGGACGAGAGCGGAGCTACGGCTATAGAATATGGTATGATTACTGGCGTTATGTTTGGTCTTATTATGACTGCATGGGGCGGTACTTATGGCAAAATAGCAGAAGCTTTAAATGTAGTTGTCACGACTTTAAACGTGGCTTAATTTAAACATGGGGGCGCCTTGGATTCGACGGAGTGATAGAAGAGGATAGTGCAGGCAGTCGTGATGACTCAAAAAATCAAACCAATTGATAATTGCCAATAACAATAATCATTTCGAACTCGCTCTAGCAGCTTAGTTTGTGGGGTTTCTGGTTACCTTATTACCCAATTCCAGATAAGCAGATGGTTCTGCTGAAAATAAAACACCCGCGCTACTGATGCTTGTGAGTAGTTGGATTTAACAAGCAACATTTGCTGATTTAGAAAAAATCAGACAAGCCTGTGAATGACTTGAGTTGGAAATTATTTCGGACGTGGGTTCGATTCCCACCGCCTCCATCTTTTTATTATTTATTCCCTCCGCTGCACTATTTATTTTGCAGACGGAGGTTTTGCTATGGCTACAACTGCTGAATCAATCCCAACAGAAGAATTGGTAGCGAGTGATTTTACACTGAATACCTACAAAGTGGATCTCTTATCTGTCCAATACCAGAGGACAGGGGGAGCAGAGCCCTGCATTCAGGTCCCGTTCTGCCTTGGTCTTCGAGGACCGGAAACTCTTAGGCGAGAGCCAGATCTTGCGGCTGGAGCAGCTACAAACACAAGTAACGAAGTTGTTATACCAGAGCTTGGAAACGAAGAGATTAAATAAAAGCTTGACACGAACCCATCTTAGGTTATATTGTAAGAAGACACGGGCTCGTAGCTCAGTGGTTAGAGCAGTCGCCTTATATGCGATTGGTCGTAAGTTCAAGTCTTACCGAGCCTACCAAAAGGAGATAACATGAGACGACGAAGCGTTTTGCATGAGATACAAGAGTGGGCTCTTAATATGAGAAGCCCACGCAACGATGGCTGGACCAAACAACACTATCAGGAAAAACTAGAAGAAGTCTATAATTATCTGCACAGGACTTTGGAGAAGGATGATGAGAAGACTGATGAGGCGAGGTAGTCACGCAGTTGAATTTGCGCTAATATTTCCAATATTTGTCACGTTTGTGTTCGGTGGAATTGACTATTTCTGGTACCTTTTGCAGAGATATGAATTGGCAGATGCCGTTGCAACAGGTTGCCGAACGGGTGCGATAGTGGCTAAATCACCATATGTCGATGCCATTGGCATAGCAGGAGACAGTATTAGGGATAATATTGGCGACATGGATGGTTCAGTATTTGTGGAAGCTACCGAAGGTCCCACTGCTGATGTCTGGATGCTTGAGTGCAGCGCCGAGATTATTTATCAACCGCTCGTGGGAATGATTCCGGTGCCGCATTCGATGGCTGCAAGCTCAACGCAGCCAGTAGAAATGCCAGAAATTGAAGAAGCGGGCGATTTTTAGCGCCCTTAGCTCAGTTGGATAGAGCATCGGTCTTCTAAACCGAGGGTCAGAGGTTCAAATCCTCTAGGGCGTGCCATAAAATAAATTTATCATTTAGCTCTCGCTTGGAACTATTTAAAGAGAACATGGGGGGTATATGAATGATAAAAAAACTAGGATCGGGGTACGTTGGGTTCGCAATCGGAGTGATTTTTGGGGCTGTTGTGGCAACACTGACTAGTTACTATGTATTCGAGACTGCGCTTGGTTCTCCAGATGCAGGAAAAATATTTCAAATTCAAGATTGTTTAATCGAGAAGCTAAATGGTTAAAAAAATTGTTGTTTCCGGTGGGTTTGATCCCATCCACATTGGACATGTAAGAATGATCTTAGAGGCATCACAAGAAGGGGATGTGATAGTGATCGCGAACAGTGATGAATGGCTGCAACGCAAAAA